ATGTCGAATACGCGCGGCGAAGGAAAGATCCTCAAGGAGACGCGGAAGCGCAAGGGCAAGGAATACACCGTCTACGCCTGGTACATGGAGATCGGCGTCAAGCCGGACGGCAAGCCCGACCGCATTGTCATCCGCCGCAAGAACCGCGGCGACGTCGTCAAGCTGCGCCGAGAGATCCTGCTGAAGCTGGAGCAGGGCGAGTCGCTGCGGAAGGACACAACGACCGTCGAAGCCTGGCTCGCCTACTGGCTGGTCGAGATCGCTAAGCCTCGACTACGCCCGCGTGTCTGGCGCAACTACCAGTCGGCGATCAAGTGCAACATCGTGCCGTACATCGGCCAGCGCAAGCTGCAAGAGCTGGAGCCGCAGCACATCCGGTACATGCTCAAGGAGATCGTGAAGACCGGGAAATCGCTGCGTACCGCCGAGATCGCCTACAACGTGCTGCACAAGGCGCTCGATGATGCGAAGAAGGAACCGAACCTAGGCCTCAAGCAGAACGTCACCGAGCTGGTGGCCAAGCCCCGGCCGAACTCGAACGCACAGGACTCGGGCGAACAGCGGGCGCTGCCCACCGGCCAGGGGCGCCAGCAGAAGGCGCGCAAGGCCCTGAACTCCAACACTGCGCGCGCAGTGATCCGAACCTCGCTGGAGGCAGCGGATCCCCTGGCGGTGCGCTGGGCCATGGCGCTGCTGACCGGTGTCCGGCAAGGCGAATGCCTCGGCCTCACCCTCCACCCCGATGCCCTGGACCTCGAAAAGGGCACGTTCGATCTGTCGTGGGCTCTGCAAGAAGTCCCGCTCAACCGCAAGCCGGACGGGAAGCGCTGGACTGGCGACGTCTACCCGCTGGAGGCGTACGACATCGCAGAAGGGTTCGAGATCCGGCCCCTGTACAAGGCGATGTGCCTGGTGCGGCCGAAAACCAATAAGTCGACCCGCATGATCCCCATCCCTGGGCCACTGTTGGCGCTGCTGCGCGCGCATGTCAAGACCATGACACCGAACCCCTGGGGGCTGTTGTTCGTCGCGCCGCCCGGCCAGAAGAAGGTCAAGCCCGGTACGCCGATGCGAGCGAAGCTCGACGAGCTGCTGTGGGCCGAGGCGTTGAAGCGCGCTGATGCGCCGGACGTCGTGCTGCACGCGGCCCGGCACACCACGGCGACGCTGCTGCTGGAGGCGAAGGTGCCCGAAGACGTGCGTATGGCGATCATGGGGCACAACTCCGCGGCTGTGCAGCGGAAGTATGCGCACGCCGACCTGGGTGTGAAGCGTGCGGGTCTGTCGGCGCTGGACGACCTGATCGACGCCGAGTTCGTCGTCGAGCTCGACGAGCCGGAGGTGTTGGCGCTGGAGGCCGGCACGGCCGACATCGTCGACGCCGAGGTCAAGGACGGCTTCGCCTCGCTCGACGACTATGACGATGAGCCCGAGGACGGTGTCGCCGATCTCGTCCAGATCAGCCCGATATCGCAGCGGCAGACGATCACGGCTCCGGGCGACTGGAGGAACGTGGTGTTCCAGTCCGTCTGATGTCCGCGAAGGCCGGGCGGCTCGTGAGCTGGCCCGGCCGGTGCGGCCCGGCTGAAGTTCGCGATGAGGCGAGCGGACCTGGTGGCGCGGCGGCCATCGTGGGCAAGGTGTCGAGCAGGACGCATTGAGGGATGGCCTTGGGTGAGATCTGCGGCCATTCGACCCGCAGGTCTGTTAATGCTCGCACCTGCTGCCAGTAGTCGCGCGGGACGGCGGATAGCGCGGCGGCCAGAAACCACACGCTCAGCCCGAGATAGCTTGCGATTTGCGTGGCATTGGTCGAGACGGTGTTCAACAGTCGAGCGAGCTTCGCTGGCGGGAGTATCCATTCGGTTCCCAGCCTGGTGGCTTCCCGCTCCTGCTGTGCCGCGCGTGCCTGCCGTGCGCCTGCCGAACCATGCCCAAGCTGAAGATGCGCGAGCATGTGTACGGTCTGGAGCTGCTGGTATCGGGGCGGCAGTTTCGAGTCGATGAGGATGGTGTGATCGTCCTTGATGTACCAGGATCGCCCGATGGGCAGGTCGTGTGTCGCAACTATCAGTCCAGGCAGATACGTGCGAGCAAGGTAATGGTAATCACTTAGTAAAGCCCCCATATGCACGGGGTAATCCTCCATGCTGCACACTTGGTCACGCGACCAGCGCTGCGCGTCGTTTCCGGATGGGACGGTTGGACCATGCGGGCCGAAGCGGGGGTCGCCCCAGGCCGAACCTTCCCGACGAGGTTCGCGGACCGCGCATGGTCGATGCGGCATCAGCTTGCGTTGCTGCCCTATTGCTCACAGCACTGAGACCGGCATGGCAAAGCGTCCGTTAGCACTGGGTGATACGTCAACAAACCCGCACCAAAAGTGCGGGCCGATCAGCACGTGAAGACGGGAGACACCTGTGCACGACGCGCATCAAGGCGTGGTCTGGCTGGGCAAGTTCATTCGGCAGCGTCGCGAGTCCAGAGGGATCAGGCTGCGGGAACTCGCGGACCGGACAACCAAGTCGGTATCGGCGCTGGAGAAGGTGGAGAACGGCACTCGGTCACCCGGCCTGGAATATCTGACCGAACTGTTCGACGCCCTGGGCATTGCATTCAACTACCGCAGGTTCCTCGTCGACGGCCTGTTTCCAGGCCTGCTCGGGCGACTCTACGGTCCGTCGAGGGTGCCCCTCTCTCAGCAGGAGAAGGCGTTTCTCGATGTGATCGGCGCACCGGCCGCGTACCTGTACCTGCCATCAGGAGACGTCGCCGCTACGAACCAGCACTGGCATCGTTCAATACTCAGACTGACCGGCGGGGCAAACCTGCTCGAATGGCTGTTCACCGACCCGATTGCCAAATGGGTCTTCCCGGACTGGGAGCAGATCGCCCACAACTTCGCGTACGGGCTGAAGTGGCTCGGCCCTGGCGCATTGTCACCCGACCGTATCGAGGAACTTCGCTCGAAGTGCTCGGTCAATCCCTCATTCGACAAGATGTGGAACACCGAGGTCGACCTGAATCAGCCGGTCACAGTGCTTCGCGTGCGGGACATGGCGCACGGCGACATCAAATCCTTCGACATCACCATCATGGAGCCGTCCTATCCAGGGCGTCGCAAGTGGATGGTCTACACGCTGGTCCCCGTGACGAACGACACTGCGCCGGTGGCCTGAGCACGGGAGCCCGATGTTCCCAGGGACGTCGGGCTCCGCGGCTTCAATCGCCCGATTCGGATTTCAAGAACGCGACATACGAGCGCACCTTCTCGACCTTCTCGGCGTCCAAACCGGCGACATCTACCGTGTAAGTTTCGATGCCGTCGGGGATGTCGACCATCTCCGGATCGAATCCTGCGGCCTCGAGCAACTCGGTTCTGTCGACCCGGATTGCCTTCGCGATGTTCGCGACTGTCTCCGGAGTGGTCTTCACCGCGAAGGTCTGTCCCCGGATGTTCTCAACCCCGGCTTCCAGCTGCCGCCAGCGGCTCTCGCTGATCCCCGCCCGTTTGGCCGCTGCACGCTTGGACAGGCCAGCGGCTTCCCGCGCCGCCTCCACTCGTCGGCCGAACTCCCATTGCTCCATAGTTCCAACAGTGTGGCCTGCGCAGTGGCACGAAGTAAAGACGGAATTCAGTAAAGAAGTAGTAAATGCGCGCGCACTGCGCACCAGGTCTGAACGATTTTTTACGTCTGAGCGGGACTGATTCCCATCATCCCTGATTCTACAGACTTGCTCTGCGCATCCACTGCGCATATGATCTTCATGTCATCGAAACATTGGGGATGACGATTACGCCACACCGTGCGCCGCCACGCACGACCGAAAGGGAACCACCCGTGTCCAAGAAGGCTGAACGCCACCTCATCCCGCTGAATCAGCGCCTGGCCCTGACCGTCCAAGAAGTCGCCGACATCACCGGATTCAGCTACCCGTTCATCGACCGGCAGATCGCCGCAGGCAACCTCCCCGCCTGCGCCCCCGGCGGCGACGGCCGCTCCAAGCGAATCCGACCCGCCGATGTCGACGTGTGGCTCCAGGCGAGCCCATGGGAACCGCTGAGCGCCTAACCAACGCTCACACCGGAAAAGCCCCCGGATACGGGGGCGGCCGACACCTCTCCGCCAAGAGAAAAACAGTGTCGGCCTAGTGCACCCGAAAGGAACCACCCACCAGATGCCCGTCAACCATAGCATCCTCACCGACGCCATCGCCGAGCTGGACGAGCGTGCACCGCAGGTCATCGGCAGTGTCCCACTGTGGTGCCTGACCAGCAGATCCTTCGGATTCGAGGTCACTGTCCACCTCCCGGAGGAGTACGTCGGGCTCCCTGGGACGTCCACCGCCGGTGACGTCACCTGGATGATCCTCGAGGCCCGCGAGCCGGTCGACGCCATTAACAAGGCACTCGATCAGCTCGCCGCGCTGGCGACGCTACTGGCAGTCGCAGCATGAGCGACCGCAGCCGAGAAGCGTTGTCCATCAGCATCGCCCACCTGGTCATCGCCGCGCTCGCAGCCGCGCTGGCCGTGACGTGCATCGGCATCGTATGGCTGGCCCGCGTGGGACTGCTCGGATGACCGGCGTCGAGGTCGCGGCGCTGGAGCCCGGTAGCGTCCGGTGGTCACGCAAGATCACCGCATCCAAGATCCCCGGCATCTTCGACGCCAGCAAGTACAGCTCCCCCACCAAGGAATGGCACCTGCTGCGCGGCGAGATCGACCCCGACGGGCCGAATGAAGCCACCGAGCGCGGCCAGGACTTCGAGGAGATCATTCTCCGCCGGTTCTTTCGTCGCCACCCCGAGCTACGCCAATGCGGGACAAAGACATTCACCCGAACCGGCCTTGAAGCGTGGGCCGCCGCCAACCCAGACGATATCGCCGCCAACGATCGCACCGGCGAGACGTTCGGCATCGAGGCCAAGACCGACGGGCGCGGCGACTACCAATGGGGGCCTGCGGGCTCCGCAGAAATCCCCCTCGGGTATTTCCTGCAAGTCCAGTGGCAGATGCACATGTCAGGCCTGCGGCGAACGTACGTGGTGTGCCTCGGCCCGTTCTACGACGAGACCGAATACCTCATCCCCTACGACCCCGACCTCGCGGCAGCGATCGAGGCCCATTGCGCCGAGTTCTACCGCAGCGCAACAGACCCGGACGGGCAGCCGCCGGAGGTCGACGGGCACGGCGAAACCTACAACGCCATCCGGCGCGCTCACCGCGACATCGAGCGCGACTACGACTGGCAGATATCGGTCGAGTTGGCCCGCGAATTCGAGGCCGCCGTTCACGGCGCGGACGACGCAGACGAAGCCCTGAACCTGGCCCGATCCAAGATGCTGCGCGTCATGGGCAACACCCGCCGCGCCGTAGTCGGTCACGGCAAGAACGCCCAGACCGTCGCCACCCGCCAATCCACGAAAAATGCTGTGGCCCTTTATAAGTTCCGCAAGCCCATTGATTGGCACGCCGCCACGTTGCCGCCCACTCCGGAAGGAACCAAGTAATGCCCCTCAAAACCCGCAAGCCCACCGGCAGGACACCCTGGCCATTCATCCTCGTGGAGGGCGGCGAGAAGACCGGAAAGTCCTGGGCAATGGCTGAACTCACCACCAGCGCCCGCATCGGACGAGCGTTCTGGCTCGACCTCGCCGAGGGCGCGGCCGACGAGTACGCCGCCATCCCCGGCGCGGACTACGAGGTGATCGAGCACGACGGCACGTTCCGCGACATCTACAACCAGCTCACCGAAGTGCACACCATTGCCGCCGAGGCGGCCCAGGCCGGCGAGCTTCCCGTAGCCCTGCTTATCGACTCCATGACCGCCGAGTGGGAGCTGTTGAAGGACATGGTCTCCGACCGTGCCCGCCGCTCCAAGTACGCACAGAAACTCCTCAAAGACGACCCGGACGCCGAGATCAAACCGGCCATGAATCTGTGGAACGACGCCGCCGAGCGGCACGGCCGCATGATGCGGCTGCTCATGACGTTCCCCGGCGTCGTCGTCGCGACCGCACGCGGCAAAGAGGTCGCGGCACTGGACAACCAGGGCAAGCCGATCCCGAACACCAAGGAGTACAAGGTCGAGGGACACAAGAACCTAGCATTCGACGCGTCCGCATGGGTGCGGCTGTCCCGCGACGCCGCGCCCCGTGTGATCGGTGTCCGCTCGGTGCACGCCGGTGTCCGCCCCGGCGTCGACAAGCCCGTCCCTGCGCCGTCATTCACCCTCGAATGGCTGATTTTCGACGTGTTGAAGTGCGACCCGACCACCGCGCAGGCCCGCGACTACGTGCAGCTCACCCCTGGCTCGGTCGAGACCGATTCCGCTCCGCAGACTCCCGCAGCTGGCCCGCCGTCAGTGGCTGATCGGGCACGGGCCGCCGTGAGCCGCAAGACGGCCCGCCCACTCACCGAAGAGGACGAGCAGCGGGCCGCCGCCATGCGAGCCGCTATCGAGGTCGAATCTGTGAGTCGCGAAGACCTGCAGGCGGTGTGGAAGTCCGCCGGGGACCTGCCCGCAGCCCTGTGCGACGAGATCCGCGCCAAGGCTCAGGCGAGAGTCGCCACCCTCGGAGTAGCGGCATGAAAACGCCGTTCGTGCACTTGAATTGCGGCACCGATGCCGGATACTACCGGCACTACCGCCGCGCCGAGCAGCCGTGCGAGTGGTGCCGCGAAGCCCACAACGAGTCTGCGCGAAAGCGGCGCCAGAACCGTCCGCGACTGTTCGGGCGCGGCACGGTCGTGGTCGTCGATGCCCACCTGTTCACCGGCATGTACCTCGACACCACCCCGGACCGGCAGGTCGAGGCAGAGGCAGCCCTGGGCCGCGCAGCCATCGACCGGCTGGTAGAACGGTTCGATCGGCACACCGCCGAAAGGTGCACGTCATGAGCGGCAATGACTATCGCGCGTGGACCTGGTGCCCGGCCTGTGAGAAGCGGGCATACCCGAGCCGCAAGGCCGCACGGAAGATGTGCGGGCAGGTCCCCGGCCGCCGAATGAACGCCTACCCATGCACACGGGTCGACGGCATGTTCCATATCGGGCATCTGCCCCAGGTGGTTCGCGCCGGTGATGTCACCCGCCACGAGCACTACAGCTCAGCGGCATAACCGCCGGTACGCCGCCCCGGCCATGTCACCGGGGCGGCGTACGGTCCGCCACACACGCGCCGCAGCGCGCCGAAAACACTTCAGGCACACCACAATGACCATTCCCGCCCGTTATAAAGCAGAACAACCAACCACCTATACGAGAGTCGAGGCCGGCGATCTGCCCGCCGAAGTCCTCACGCCGCACGACCGTCGCCTACTGGTCCGCCAGCTGGTCGCCGACGGATTCACCGATTGGGAGATCGCCGCGCGCACTCAGTGGACGTTGTTCACCGCCGCCCGTCCCCGCAACTCGATCTTCCTTCGCCCGAACCACCCCACCGAAAGCGAGTACGCGGCATGACCTGGTTCAAGGTCGACGACAAGTTCTGGTCCAGCCCGGAAAGACTCGGCGCGAGCTTCGCCGCAATTGGGGTCTGGACGACCGCCGGAAGCTACTGCGCGGACCAGCTCACCGACGGCGTCGTATCGAAAAACGCACAGAAAATGCTCGGAATCCGACCGAAAATCGCTCGGGAGTTGGTCGAAATCGGGTTGTGGCACGAGCACGACAACGGCGACTTTTCGTTCAAAAACTGGTCGAAATTCAACCCGTCCAAGGCTGATGTCGAGGCGCGGCGCGAGCGGCTCCGCGAAGCAGGCCGCGCAGGTGGGAGGCGGTCCGGGCAGTCCAGAAGGGGAGAGTTGAACGAACCGAACAGCGAACCGAACACGAAGCATGATGCTTCGCCGAGGCTGAGCATCGTGCCAAGCACAAACGAAGCAGCGCCCGTTGAACACCCGACCCGTCCCGTACCAACTACTTCTAACGAAGTAGTTAGAGAGTCGCGCAAAAAGCGCGCGACCGCGCTCCCTCACGGTTGGATGCCAGACCGGGCCGTCATCGACGCCATGCGCGCCGAATGCCCCGCCGTCGACGTGGAAGCCGAGCACCGCAAGTTCGCCGACTACTGGCTCAGCAAGGGCGAGCGGCGCGCCGACTGGACAGCCACCTGGCGCAACTGGATTCGCCGCGCCTCGGAGACCCGCCGCCCGGCAGCCGCGGAACGCCCGGTCATGCCGAACGGCCGCCAGCTCACCCCCGCCGAGATGAAGTTCGCCCAAGCCGAAGCGCTGAAGTCGAATCCGAACCCGGAGATCCTGCGCGCCGCAGGCCTTCCCGTCCCACCGTCTGCCAATCTGCAAGGCACGCTGTCGAATCTCGGCTCGTCCCGCGCAATCACTGCCTAGGAGGCTCCCGTGTCCAGCGATCCCCGAGACACCGTGGTCGCCCTGCTCCAGCTCGCCCAGAGCTACGACTCCCGCAACATCGACGGCCTCATGGTCGATTCGTGGCTCGACGCCGCCAGGCGGGCACGCTGGACCCCGGACGAGGCCGCCGAGGCGATCCGCGCCCACTACGCCGAGCAGACCGAGCGGCTCATGCCCGGACACGTCACCGCCCGAATCCGTTCAGCAGCAAGGGCTCCGGGATACGCGCCGGAATACCGGCCGGAACTACCAGCGGCACCGCCCGCGTCGGAGAAGGCCCGAGCGGCTGCGCGGGCGTTGTTCGAGTCGGCTACCCGAACACACGAGCCTCGGAAGCCACTGTCACGCCGCAGGCGGGTTGTCGACGGGTCGGATGGGGCGATGTCCGGCCCAAACCCTGTTCGCGCGTTCTCGGGCGATCTGGACGGCATTCTCCGCCAGCTCCGGATGAGTTCTACCGACCAGCACGGCGGGCGTGGCGCGAAGTGAGTGGCACGGTGTGCCGCGTTCGAGGTCGGGCGCGAGGCCGTGTGGCACCACGCGTGTGTGCGCGGGTACGCGTGTGCGGTCACACGCGTGTGCGCGAGTACGCGTGTACGCAAGAGCACGTGTGCGCAGTGACGCGTAGTGATATGGTTGCAAGCATTGCGCGAGATTTCCTTCTGTCACACATTGCACCTAGTTAGGGGGTATGTTGTGACAAATTTCGACATCACCGCAGGTAGTGCGCAGTATCGCGTAGTATGACTTGACGGCCGCACAACGTGCAGGCTAGTGTCATCCCGGTTGCACCGCACGGACATGAATCGAAAGCCCGTGCACTGCAACATATCCCGGCCGCCACCGGGATCCGAAAGGAACCAGTCACCTCCCCGGTCGACCGCCATCGACCGGGGAGGTTCAACCACCCACCAGGAGCAAACCCATGAGCATTCACGTATTCGCCTCCACCGGTGAGGCATACGACCACGCCCAGTACGGCCCATACATCGCCGACGGCGACATCCTCATCGTCCCGAGCGAGAAGGTCGCCGGATTCGTCGAGGGCGGCTGGCCGATCGCTGCGACCATCCATGTGGGTGAGTTCCACAGCGTCGCCGAGGGGCAGCGCATCATCGCCGAAAACCGCACTGACGAGGACGGAAAGTACCTGAGCCGCAAGCTCGCCGAAGCATGCGCCGCCCTCGAGGCGTATCAGGATGAGGACCTGGCGTGGGACCTCAACGCCAGGTTTGACGCTGCCCCGCGTCAGCCCGCCGGCCTGTGACCGACCTCGATAGGAAGCGCCGCCATCTGCGGGCGGCGCTCCGCACCACCAAACGGCCACAGCAGCCGCTCGGGCTCCTGTTCAACATCGACGACGAAGGCCACGAGTACGAGCGCGACCTGCTCGACATGGCCGACGACGCAGCCTGACCGCCGCCACGGTCACAACACCCGAAGGAACCAGCAATCGCCGACACGCATTGGGCGCTGTGCCAGCTCTGTAACGGCAACGGCTGCCGCCACTGCAACAACAGCGGCGAACACACGGTCATCATCGCCCGCTAACCGCCGCCACGATCAACCACCCAGCCCGGCCGCCACCGGGCACGAAAGGAACCACCATGACCAGCCAGAAATTCACCGACACAGGCGAAACCACCTCCGAGAGCCACCGCATCTACCTCGCCGAAGGTCCGGTATCCGGACGATTCGAGGCCACCTACCAATGGCGCGATAAGCAGCACAACAGCAGCGCCGCAGGATGGGTCCTCAGGATCAGCGGCCCCAGACTGTGCACCAACCGAGTCGATTACAACGCCAGCGTCGATCTGATGGTCGAGGCCGCGAAGGGCTGCACCAACCGGCCCGGCAGCCACGCGGCCTGGTGGGTGCGGAAGTCGGATGGCAAGTGGGACGACTGCGCAACCCCGGCCGCCCGAGACAAGCTCGAAGCCCTCTTTGCCGACGTGTTGGCCAAGCTGCACACGCCACATGCGTTGTGGGAGGCCAAGGTTCGCCGCGCGCAGGATCAGATCATCGAACTTCAGGTCGAGCGCACGAAGTTCCTCGACGAGAACGATGCCGCCATCGACGCCGCAGCGCGCCGCCTCTCGTTCCACCTCGACAACCCCGCGTAACCATCCGCGCCGGGGCGCATGGGTCCGCCAGCCCCCGCCCCGGCCGCCGAAAGGAACCACCATGATCGGCGAATTCGTCGACGCCACAGCCGATATCGGCGCACACCACTTCTGCGACGACTACGGCGATTGCCCCACCTGCCACCCCGACCAGCTCACCAGCGGCCCCGAGTGCGACTGCGCATGGTGCACGAACCCGGACAACGAGCCCGCGGCTTGCGAATGCTCCGACTGCATCGACACCGAGCCGTCCGACGAGCGGATCGCCGCCCTGGAAGCCATCTACGGCGCGGATGCCAGCGACCACTTCACCGACACCGCCCGCGACTACGAATGGGACCTGCTGTGAACGAGTACACCACTCGCAAGGGCCTGACCATCTCCGTCGGCGACGTGTTCCGCGACCGCCGCGACAGCAACACCCGCTGGCTACGCGTCGATCGCATCGAGCCCGAGAACGACACCGCCCGCGCGTATCTCACGGTCATCCGCCAGGAGTACGACGGTGCAGTCACCGAGCCGATGCGCCAGACCGATACGGCCATCGAGCGACTCGCCAGCCGCGATTTCCTGCCCGTGCCGGGGGTCAATCGGTGACCGCCATGTTCGAGGTTCGTTCGGACCTCGTCCACGGCAAGGTCGCCAGCTACACAGTCGGAGGCTGCCGGTGCGACGAGTGCCGAGAAGCGTTGCGCGCCTACACCGCGCGGGTGCGAGCCCGCCGCCGCGCCCAGCGGGTGATCGTCAACGGCCGCCCCTTCGCCGCCGTGGATAGCAGCGGCGACCCGCTCACGCACGGAACGCCCTACACGTATCAGAACTGGGGCTGCCGATGCCCCGCATGCTCGAACGCCCAGCACGCCGACCATGCCATCTACCGAGGAAGGAAATAACCTGTGACCACCCCGAATCTGCTGGGCGGCGTCGAGACGTTCATGGCCGCAGCGCGCCAGCCCATCCCGGACAAACCCCGACTGCCGCCGTCCAACATCATCGCTGCCCGTCTGCTCATGCTGCTCGAGGAGTTGTACGAGCTCATCAACGGTCTGGGCATCGACATGTACGACATCGCTTTGGGTCTCAGGACTCCCGGCGGTGTCGACTGGTTGACCGATGAGCTGGACACGGTACGTAAATCGGCGGACTGGGACATCGCCGAGATCGTTGACGCGCTCCTGGACATCACCGTCGTTGCCTACGGCGGATGCTTGGAGACCGCCGGTCTTGCCGGAACTCGTGCCGCCGCAGCGGAAGTCACCCGCTCAAACCTGGCGAAGATCCTGCCCGACGGCACATGCCGCAAGCGAGAGGACGGCAAGGTGCTCAAGCCCGAAGGCTGGACGCCGCCGGACATCTCGGCCGCCCTCGATCTGTAATCCTTCTCCACCAACCCGAGAGGAACCACCCATGTCCAACGACACCATGATCACCGTCATAGGCAACCTGACCGCCGACCCCGAGCTGAGATTCACCCCGGCAGGCGCGGCCGTCGCCAACTTCACCGTCGCCTCGACCCCGCGCAAGTTCAACAAGAACACGAACGAATGGGAGGACGACGAGACCCTGTTCCTGCGATGCAACATCTGGCGCGAGGCGGCGGAGAACGTCGCCGAGTCGCTGACCCGAGGCGTGCGCATTATCGTGCAGGGCCGTCTGAAACAGCGCAGCTTCGAGACCCGTGAGGGCGAAAAGCGTACAGTCGTCGAGCTTGAAGTGGATGAGGTCGGCCCGTCGCTGAAGTCGGCGACGGCAAAGGTCAACAAGACCACACGCGGCAACGGTAGCGGCGCCAGCCGCCCGCAGCAGCGTGGTGGAGAAGACCCGTGGGGCTCGAACGCCCGCGACGAGGAAGCACCGTTCTAACCGCGTGAATGGCCTGGGCGGGACGGCGAAGGGGTGTCGTCCCGCCCAGTGTCTCAGATCATCCCACCTTATCCGACCGCCGCGCCCGCCAGCGCCCCGAAAGGACCGAACCACATGCCTGCCACCATGTTCGAGGTGGAAGAAGACATCTCCCTCGGCGAGCTCACTGCACGCCGCCGCCCGCTCGGTACGAAGGCCACCACGATCGAGGCCGAGGTCTCCAACGCCAACCTCGTCAGCGACTTCTGCTGGTTGGCGGACGACGGCCTCCCGTTCGAGGCCATCGCCAAACGCCTCGGCTACACCGCCGCCGGCCTGGAGCACGCCCTCCGCCGCACCGGATTCCTGTACCGCACCCCGGAACGAATCGCGGTCGAGCAGCGGATAGACGCTCTGATCGCGAACGGCACCGGCTTCCAATTCTCCACACGCAACGTAGACATGCCCGACGCCATCACCAGCACGGTGTCCCTCACGATCCGGGCAGCCTGCCGCCGTGGCCGCATCCGAATGGCCGAGCCGCCGAAGAAGTCCGGTGCCCGCTCCTCCGCCATCTGGGAAGTGATCTGAATGTCCGACATCCTCGATGTTCTGCACGCCCGCTGCGCAGAGGTTGCCGGGAACGCGATCCTCACCGGCGAGAAACACCCGTCCCTCACCCTCTCCACGCACGAGGTGGCCGACCTGCTCAACCACATCGCGAACGTGCACCGCCGGTACCGCGACCTCAACCACACGCACCACGTGACCGACCGCCGCGCGAACCAGCTGCAGGTCGCCGCTACCGACGCTGTCGAGTCGTTTCAGCGGATCCGGTCGACCCTCGACCACCCGACCGCGCACCCCGACGCGCAGGCCCGGCAGTGCTCGACCATCGCCCACGTCGCCGCCGAAAAGCTCACCGCCGCAACTCTCCACACCGAAGGCGCCACGAAGTGACCAACCCGATGATCGACCGGCCGCCGGTTGTTGACGAAGGCGCGCACGCCGAGCGGGTAGCTCTCGATCACCAGATTCGGGCCCTCACCGAGAAGCTGTCGATGGGCGGCTCGTCGATCCGGCTCGAGGAGCATCGGCAGGGTTTGCTGAAGCTCCAGGAGTTGCAGGATCGTCGGCGTGATGCGTTCCGTCGTGAGGTCGGTTGGGAAGGGTAGCGGCCCAGTATGACGAACCCCGCCGTGGCGGGGTTCTGCCGCTGCCGGAGTTGGCTGGCAGTATGCGGGGCTATGAGATTTGTCCGTAATGCCGCATTTGCCTCCAGTGTGGCCGTATTCGCGTCTGCGGTCCTCGTCGGATGTTCGACCGCCGACGACAAGGCGACGGCCACCACATCGACGAAGGTGACCCCGGCGCGCGCCACCACCACGGCGTTCCCTGAGCCGCCGCCGTATACGTACGAGTTCAAGGGCAAAGCGATTCGCGTCGCTACCGGAAGCGCAGACCCGACCGACCTGCTCAACACGTACAACACGGTGTCCCGCACCCTGGGGCCGACGCTGGCCGAGGGCGGCTATTTCGTGCAGATCAACTGCACGACGGGCGGGACGGCGAAGTTCGACAACCGGCTTGCGAATGGCACGATCGCTATCGGCCGGTTGGGTATGGCGCAGGTCGGTGGCCTGGGGGAATTCGAGGGCATTATCTCCGGCAGGCACTGCCCGTAGAGCAGACAGATGCACGGGGCGGCTGCGGCTCCAACTCTGCAACCCGCCCCGTCGGCCCATAGCGTCTATACCGTGCCCCGGTTCACCTTCCACGGACAAGACGACGACATCGCATTCGTCGAAACCGCAGACGATTCCGCCACCCTCGCCGAGACGTACGACGCCTACAACGGCGCTCAGTTCCACATCGTCTCCACCGCAGGGCGACTCCGGGTCTGCCTCGACGATGACGCCGACACCGGCTGCTGGAACGTCTCACTCGGTCCCGCCAACGGAGCCAACCCAGTACCCGATTGGCCGATCACCATCGGAGCGGCGAGCGGCGAGCTTTCCGCCCGCCTCACCGTGGAAACCCCCGTCGATGCCCTGCTGATCGAGGTGACAGCCTGATGCCCGCCGTAACTCTTCGGACGAAACTGGTCCGTATCAAGGCCGTCCAGTACACCGGGGACAACCTTCACGACATCAACGCAGAAATGCTAGGCCGTAGGGCATACGGCAACACTGCATGCACTCGCGCATACCCAGGCGACCAGGCGTACCCCGCCATCTACCACGACGCGAACGTGACCGCCGAAGTGTGGAATGCCGTTCACGCTCAGTGGCTTCCGCTCAAGGTCGGAGACTGGGTGCTCCGAGGAACGTCGGGTGAGTTCTCGCCCACTCCGGCAGATGCCGTCGCCGCAACGTACGACGTCATCGCCGAATAACTGCGGTCCCGCCAGGCTGCACCCGTTAAAGAACCACCCCAGAGGAGACGTCTGCCCGTGTCCGACCTCGTCACCGACACCATCGAGTCAGTCCTGGACGCCATCGCCGAAGCGGTCGCCGATCCCAGCCCGTTCGGTCAAGGCCGCCTGCTGGCCCTGTCCCGCGCCCTCGACGCACTCACCCACTGCGCCAAGGAAATCGAGTTCATCGACGAACCGGACATCAGCTTCCACCTCGCCGCACAGGGTGATCGCCCGGCCGTCATCGCCGCGAACCCCGCGTTCCCTGCCGCCTGGCTCGACGCCCACCGCAACGACACTGTGCTCAAGTGCGAGCTGTTCCATACGATCTGGCACAAGGTCGACGGCTGGTGGTACACCACCGGCTCGGATGTCGCACTCGACAGCCTCGACCTCGCCGCACAGGGTCCGTTCGCCGTTCTGGCCGAACCCAAGTAGGCCGGACATGAGCCTCCTCGCCGAGCTGGCCGCCGAGGCCGACACCGCCAAGAGTTCGTGCGTCTCCGGCCGCTGGTTCGACTCCCTGCCGGACGCCGACCGCGCCGACGCGGATGCGTGGCTAGCCGACGGCCGCCCCAAGTCCGCCCTGCTGCGCGTGGCCCGAAACCACGGCTACACCGGCAGCCCCTCCATGTTCTACGCCCACACCCTCGGCAACTGCCCGTGCCCCCGAAAGGATTGAGCTGAATGGGAATCGCCGCCGAACTCGCTGCCCAGCCCGCCGCCAAAGAACAGCAGTACAAGCCGCGCATCGAATTCGACGGCCGCACCGGCTTCATCGACTCCGACGCGCACCCCGCATCGGATACGGTCGCGTTCGATGAACTCCTGGAGAAGCACGGCCTGGCCGGACAAGGTGTGCGACTCGATCCCGATCGGCCCGTACGGATCTCGCGCTGGCAGAACTTCGCGGGCGAATGGCTCCAGGCTGATCGCTTCTACGTCCTGACCGAGCGGCCGGGCGAAGTCACCGCGGATCAGCTGATTGCTCAGATCATCGACCATCCTGCACCCCGCCGGCCTGCCGTCGATGGTGGCCCAGCCGTCTTCAACTTCCAGGCCAGCGATTTGCAGATCGGCAAGTCGGACAACGGCGGCACAGACGGCATTATCAACCGCTATCTCGGATCACTGGACCGTGCGGTCGAGAAGTACCGGCAGCTGCGCAGCCTTCGCGCTGTCGGCCCCGTGCACCTGATGTTCCCCGGCGACTGCGTCGAAGGGAACCAGAGCCAGAACGGCCGCAACTGGTGGCGCACCGATCTCACACTCACCGATCAGATCGCCGTGTTCGAGCAACTGCTGTACACCACGATCGAGGCATTCTCCGACGACACCGAACAGGTGCTCGTCGACGTAGTGAACGGCAACCACGATGAGGCGCAACGCTTCCAGACCACACGCCCCGGCGACGGATGGGCCACCCACGCCGCCAACAGCGTGCGCAAGGGCCTAGTACGGAATCCGGATGCGTTCGGGCACATCGAGATTCGCACCCCTAACCCGGAGCGCGGCTACATGACCGTCGCGGCCGGAGACACCGTCTTCACGATCGTCCACGGCCACCAATGGCGTAAGGGCAAGGCCATGGATTGGTGGGCCGCCCAAGCATTCCACGGCCAGAACCCCGGCACCGCTGATGTTCTGGTGCACGGCCATTACCACACGTGGGAGTTGGAGACGACCGACAACCGGGCGCGTATCCAGTCCTCGACGCTCGACGGCGGCTCGAACTACTACCGGGAAATGCGCGGCACGGAAGCCCGGCGCGGGGCGTTGGTCTACCTCACAGCCGGCGGGGACATCAGAGACCTGTCCCTGGTGTGACCGGATCGCGGCACTATAGGACCCGCGCGACGTCGTCAGTGTTCGCTGGAGGGAAGTGCGGAGTTCAGATCTTCAACGGACGGAAAGTTGTCGATCTCGGCATTGCGAATGAACTTTCGGGCCAGCTCCACCTGCTCAAAGTAGGTTCGTAGCTGCGCCTCCTCGGTCCTGCCGAACGCTCGGGGGCGATCGAGCATCTTCCGATAGAGGTCATAGAACGATGATTCACCATCGCGGAAGGCTCGATAGTTGGCCTCGACTCGAAAGGTGCGAACCATCAGCAGCAGTAGAGCCGCGTGCCCGGAAATAACGGTAATCAGCCACTTTGACCAGGGGTTGTTAGCAATGTTCTGTGCAAGGGTCGGTACTGCCACTGCCGACACTGCCATCCAGAAGAGCGAGTATGTGTGGACCGCGTGGTACCGCTCGGCCCTCGTCTTCCAGAACGTCAATGTCCCGGCGATACGCTCGTAGTTCTGTGTCAACTGCTGTTTGGCCGCCTCGCTGAAGTGCGGCGATGCATCGAAGCTCGGCCCACCAGCTTTTAGCGCAGAACTACTCACGAGTCGCTTGGCCGCAGGCATGAACGAGACGACCGCGCATAAAACATAGACCCATAGCGCAAGAGCCCACCCGTTTATGTGATGCAGCCAACCCACAGTCATGTACCTCCGCCCGGCTCGTCGACGGCCAATCTACAGCTCCAACTGACCTGAGCACAGGCGACCTGCAAGTCCGGGACGAAGGTGGCGCGGCGCTGGGCCGATCGCCGTGATGCCGTATCGGGGAGCTGCCGTCAGGAATGACGGAATCCCCCAGTGCTCGTCGGCACTGATTTGGGCGACATCATGCCAGCTTGAATGATCTTGAGCACCGGCGCGTCAGTCAGTGTCTGTACGCGCGATCGTCCGGTAGCCAGGTGTTGCTTGTGCATGTTGCGTTACCGGAGCGAATCTCGCATCTGACGTCGAGAAACCCCGCGGACCCACGGTGTGCGCGACATGCTTCGACGCGCAACGGCCTTGCGCAGCGAGTGCGCAGTGGTCAAGGATCGGGGCATGGAGGGCACGCGGACAGAACAGGCATCGTGCCATCTCGACCCCCGATTCCTTCAGCCCGGCGACAACCCCGACTGGCATCTCTATCCCGAGACCATCGAGGCCGTCGCCGTCTGCGAAACATCCTGCCCCATCAGAAGGTTTGTCGACTGCGCCCGTGCCGCACTCGGAGCTGGGCAGCTTGCCACCGAGCCCGATATCACCCTCCCCGCAGATGGCGTCATCGCCGCCGGGATCGTCTGCCGAGGCGACAACAACACCGCCCTCGCACTGCGCGAAGTGATCAATCGGTACGGCCGCCCCGAAGACCGCATCCCCGTCTGCCCCGGATGCGAACGCCGCCTCATCCCCGCCGGACAACCATTGGGCGTCAACGAAGCCCGGCTCGCCGCCCGAGGCTTGTGCAAGGGCTGCTACGCCGCCACCGGCCGATCCGGACAGCTCGCCAAGGTCTACCAGCTGCGCCCCTCCCACTGCACCGACTGCGCCCGGCCCCTCGTCGGCCGAAGCGACCCGGTCCCAGAAGGCCACGCCCGCTACCACTCCGACGGCCGATGCCTGGGCTGCCAATCCAAGCACCGCCGCACTACTGGGAAGGCAGCATGAACAAACTGTTCGGCCAGTTCAACAGGTATGACGTCGGCAAGGCCCTCATCTACCGCGACCGAGGCCGCACCCACCGCGTGAGAATCGCCGGCCTCGACCGCAGATCGAGCCACCTCGTCGCCTACGTCACGACCGGCTACTCCGGGGAACGCCCGCTCACCCTGGCGTCGGACACCGAAGTGACCGTCGAAATCTGACCCGCCCCACTGTCGACCGCCATCGACGCCCGCGAGGAACCACCCGATGAACAACACCGCCATCCTGCCGCTGCCGTACACCCGACCACCGCTGTCAATGAACGACTCCGGCGCATCCCGCGGAGCAACGTTCGCAAAAGCCCGCGCCCGCAAACAGATCCGCAAAGACACCTGTCGCCTCGCCATGCTGGCGTGGCTACCGAAGGACGTCGACCACGTCACCGTGCAGTTGCACTACCGGCCCCGAGACAGCAGGGTCCGCGACACCGACAACCTGTGGGCCACACTCAAACCCGTGTGCGACGCACTCACCGTCGGCAAACCGGCCAGCGTCTCCCGCCACACCAAACGGCCCGTGCCCGCCCAGATCGGTTACGGCATGGTGCAAGACGATTCGCCGCGCTGGATGGCCAAGCCAGAGCCGATCATCCACGAAGCCGCGCAGGGCGAGCCCGGCGCACTGTGGCTCGAACTGACCTGGCGCTACCCGGCCGAACTGGCGGATGTTTCATGATCCGCCTCGCCCTGCACCTGCCGTTCGGCATCGCCCTGCACGTGGAAGTGCACTGCGGATTCGACCCTGCCGATATCGCCGCCGCCGCGAGGTCCGACGCCTGGCGCGAACCGCCCTACGACGAGGAAGACGCCGACGACGGCGACCACTGCCCGTAACCCCCTGAACCTGAAGGAGATCCGCCGTGCCCCCGCAGATGGTCGGAGTGACCAAGGAGATGCTGCGCGCCAAGCTGGAGGAGGCGCTCACCCGCTTCCCCGACGGTGAGGCGTTGCCGATCGACACCAGCTCCGTCGCCACTGGTGCGAACCCGCTCATGCCGACCGAGGCCGAGCGCATCGCCGCCGCCAACGACCAGCCGGTCGAATTCACCACCGACGGCCCGATTCCTGGCGCCGCTGTCGACGAGCCTGAACACGACGACTTCGAGGAGTTGGACGAATTCGCCTCAGATTGGGCGGCCCGCGCCAAGTTCGCCACCCCGGCCCCGGCCCCAGCCCCGCCCGCGCCGACCGTCCTGCACGAGGCCGCCGCCATCATCGACGGCGACCGCATAGACACCTACGGAAACCCCGCCGAATCGTTCGAGCGGATCGCCGGCCTGTGGTCCGCATACCTCGGCCACCCCATCTGCACCCGCGACGTCACCAACCTCATGGTGCTGCTGAAGGTCTCGCGCTCCAAGCACGTCTACCACCGAGACGATTACACCGACATCTGCGGTTACGCCGCTCTGGCCGAACGGATCTCCGAATGACCCTCGTCGCCATCGCCAAGCTGACCCCGTTCCCCGGCAACCCGCGTCGCGGCGACGTCGAGGCCATCGCACAGAGCTTGAAGGCCAACCAGCAGTTTCGGCCGATCGTCGTGCAGAAGTCGACCGGCTACGTACTTGCGGGCAACCACACCATGCAGGCCGCCATCTCGCTCGGATGGGACAAGATCGACGTCCACTGGGTCGATGTGGACGATGACCGCGCGAAGCGAATCGTGATCGCGGACAACCGGCTCGCCGACAAGGGCCACTACGACATCAACGCGTTGACCGACCTGCTGCAGGAGGTCGCAGACCTCGACGGCACCGGCTACACCGACGCCGAGTTGGACGCGCTGCTGGACCAGATTCAGCCCGGCGAACCGGAGCTGCCGGACGACAAGCCCGGCCTGGGCGATCCGGTCATCTCCTACAACCTGATCTTCGACGATGAGCACCAGCAAGACGTGTGGTTCGAGTTCACGAAGTGGCTCAAACGCACCTACAGCGACAAGGGCACCGTCGCCGAGCGACTGACCGAGTACCTGGAGGCCACCGAAGGGGACCGCGCCTGATGGCCCGCGTGAAGGGCTTCATCGACACCAACGTGTACGAGGAGGCCAAGAAGCGGATGCACCGCGTCTACGACCTGTTCGACACGGTCATGGTCGCGTTCTCCGGCGGCAAGGACTCCCTCGCCGCCCTGCACCTGGTCCGTGAGGTCTCGTTAGAGCGTGGCGACACCCGGCCCCTCAAGGTCGTGTTCCGCGACGAGGAACTGATCCCCGATCAGGTCGTCGACTTCGTCAACAAGTATCGGCAGCTGGATTGGATCGACTTGCGCTGGTACTGCGTGCCGTTGGAGTCGACGAAGTACATCCTGGGCCAGTCCACCCGCTACATCCAGTGGGACCCCGACCGCGAGCACATGCGGCCCGTGCCGGAGTGGGCACTCACACCCGAAAAGCTCGGCCTGCCGCGCGGACTCGTGCTCGACCAGTACACCGCCGACACCGTCGTCTCGCGCGGCGAAAAGGGCAAGATCGCCATCGTGACCGGGGTGCGAGCCGCAGAGTCCATCATGCGATTCAACGCGCTCAAGGCGAAGCTGCACGACAACTACATCAACGCCAGCAAAGACCCGCGCATCATGACCGTGAAGCCGTTGTTCGACTGGCAAGAGAACGACATCTTCCGGTACTTCTACGAGAAGGGCATCCGGTACTGCCCGATCTACGACTCGCAGGTGCTTTCCGGTACACCGCTGCGGGTTTCGACGCCGCTGCACGCGGAGTCGGCGAAGACGTTTGGTCGGCTGCGGGCCTATGCGCCGACTTTCTACGAGCAGGTGATCTCGCTCGTCCCGGAAATGGCTGTGCAGGAACGTTATTACGCCGAACTGGACCGAGAGGCGCTCATGCAGCGGTACGGGCAGTCTCTCGACGGTGTGCAGGCGTACGTCCAGGAGACGATCACCGACGAGGCGCAGCAGAAGAAGGCGCTCACCGTGCTGCAGCGGATGCGTATCACTGCCGCCCGCAACCCGGCCGCCTACCCGCCCGACCACGTCCTCAAGCAGTTCATGGCCGGTGCCTACAAACGCACTATCACCCCGCTGACCAAGGCTGATCAGAAGAAACGAGCCGCGAAGTGAGCAACATCGAAGGTCTTTCGCGCCTGGCGCCGACTCCGGTGGGCGCGAACCCGATCGACCACATCCAGTGGATCCCGGCAGACACCCTCGATCCGAACGTGTGGAACCCCAACAGAGTTCACAAGCCGGAACTCCGCCTGTTGGAGCGGTCGCTACTGCAGACCGGCTGGATTCAGCCGCTCATGGTGAACCCGGACCGCATCATCATCGACGGCTTTCACCGCTGGCGGCTGTCGCAGGACTCCAAGGCCGTGCGGCAGCGCTGGAAGGGCCGCGTGCCGGTCGCGGTACTCGACGTGGACAAGCCGACGGCCATGCTGATGACGATCCGCATCAACCGCGCCAAGGGAAGTCACGCGGCCGTGGAGATGTCGGCCATCGTGCGCGAGCTGCTGAATGTCCACCACCTCGACCCGGGCCAGATCGCGGCCGAAATCGGCGGCACCCGCGCCGAAGTCGACCTACTCGCCCAGGACGGCGTGTTCTCCGCCCGCAAGATCAGCGAGTGGGCGTACTCACCCGCCTGGTACCCGAAGGACGCCACCGCGTGAGCCGCTTCGACTCCGCCGAGCACCTGTACGACTGGCAGCGGTCCGGCCGGTTCCCGCGCATCCATGACGACATCTACAACCTGGTCCGCTCGGAGGTGTCGCCGTCGGATGGCGCGGTGCTGGATCTCGGTTCGTCGACCGGCCTGCTGGCGCGACGGCTCCACAAGGCCAGGTTTGTTGTGCACGCCGTCGAGGCCGACGCCAACTCTATCGACGCCGGGCGAACGGCGGGTACCTATGGGCCGAGCGTGCCGGTTCGGCACTGGATGCTCACGCCCAGCCAGATGCCGGAGTTCGGCGAGTTCCTACGGGCGTCGGGCGTGACCATCGTCGCGGCCCGCAGGGTGTTGCCAGAGCTGGACGACGCCGGAGTGAAGCCCGCAATGCTGGGCGAAACGCTCACGAAAGCTGGTGTGCGACATCTGTTTGTGGAAGGGCGCGCACCTCGCCAGGACGCGAAACACAGGCTACGGTCAGTTATCGACGAGGTGGCCAATCTCGAAAGATGCTGGAAAGCAGTAACTTTCGATGGCAAGCATCGCGTCTACCTGACCGCGAAGGAGTAGCGCAACCATGGGAATGTCCACCTACAACGGGTTCTCTGGTGACTACCGGCAACGCGTCCAAGACGAACTCAACGAGATGTGGGCATCCGGCCTCTGGGAACCGCCGTCGGAATGCGTCGTATGCGACCAGGCCGGTGGCGCTATCCACGGCCACCTGGAAGACTACTCACGGCCGGAAACGTATGTGCCACTGTGCATCACCTGTCACCTCATCCTGCATATGCGTTTCCGGCAGCCAGATCTGTGGGAGGAGTACACGGCGTGGATCCGCGCCGGGCACCGTCCCGACCCGCAGACCCAGCGCGGCGGCTTCTACGCCATCAAGAAGGGCTACCTGGTCGGACAAGTCGACCGCTGGCCCGGCGGGAAGGTGAACGCGCCGCGCCGCGCCACCTATCTCGACGCTCTCGCCCCCGTCCGGTTCATCCACCCCAACGCCCCAGCCGACCAACTGTTCTGAGAGGTGATTCCGCTGTCCGTCGTACCTGAAGCGTTGCGCGCCACCTTCGTGCGAGATCTGCGACGCATCCCCGAGCTGTTCGCGCAGCTCGACGTGACGATCACCAAGACCGACGTCACGCGCCCGCGCGGAGAAGGCTCGCCCGGCAGCGGCCACGACCGGCCGCTGATCCTCAACGACCGCGCCAGCGAGCAGCGCCGTACCCTGCTGCGCACGCTCCGATACGCCGCCGCGCCCGTCCCGTACGCGCCTCGCGCACTCCCGCCGAGCCAGGCCGCCCTCGTCATCCTCGAGCAACTACCGCACAACCGCGGGTCTGGTAACGCATTCTGGATGCGATCGATCCTGCGCGAGATCACGAAGGCCTGGGGCGTCGTGGATGTTCCCGCCGGCCTACGTTTCTCGGGCTACTGCTTCGACTGTGGCGCCCCTGTGTCCGCGCCTGGGCACCTGCGGACGGTGGCGTGCCGCGGGTGCGGTCGCGGTCACGAGGCGGCCGAGTATCGCGCCTGGATGTGGCAGGAAGCGCAAGAGGTTTCCGGCACGGCGGCCGAGTTAGCACGGCTGCTGCCGCATTTCAACGGCACTCCGCTCAAGGCCGCAACGATCCGCAAGTGGTACGAGCGTGGACGACTCGCCGGACGCGACGAAGACAGCGGTATCGTCTTCCAGTTGGGCGACGTCCTGGAACTGCACCGTGCGCAGAACCTTCGGCTACGGCCGTGCTCCCTCGCATCCTGACCGGGTTCCGCTTCGACGAATGCCTCTGGCGCGGACCGTGATCTCCCGTATCAGGCTCAGCACAGTGTGGAGAACCCGGGTCAATCTGGACATACGGTGAGCCGAAGCGGAAATGGTTGTCCTGCAACCGTTGTTCCTCCACCATCGATGGATGACATCGATAGATGAAGCAGAAGAGATCGAACGGCAGTTGCGGAATCACCTTGTCGCGCTCATGGATTTGTCCACGGTGGCGGAGGCTGAGACTGTTCAGCGCGACGTGGTTCACTTGACAGTACAGGTGAACGCGTTAGATCCGAACGTGCCACGGCAGTGGGCGGTGCGACGGCTACACGGCTATGTGGATTGGCGTAGCAGAACAGCCCTTGAGAATGAAAACGATTGGCTCAAAAGGGAACAGGCGCCGATAGACCGCGCGTTGCTCACGGTGCTCGACCAGACACGACATGGGCAATCCGCCGTCGACATCGGCCAAGCATGCGAAGGTATGGACCGGTTGTCGGCACGGATCGCCCAGCTCGAGGCGGGGGCCGACCGCGCAGCAGCACTGCAATGTCTCTGGGACTACACCGATCTCCAGTCGAGGGACGCGCTCGAACGTGCCAATCTCGCGGAACGACAGCACGAGTTGCGGATGAAGCATGAGAGGCCGGCAGCGACGGAGATCGAGCGGCCAGTAATTGAGGAAAGGGAGTACCCGACGATGGAGTGGGAGCGATAGCGACCGACCCACGGTGCGGATTTCCTAATCGACCAACGTCTTCCGGCGGCGCTCCGCAGCTCGAAGCTTCTTGCGGAGAGCCTGAATCTCCTTGTCGACTGCGGCGATTTCGACCTCGTTGCTGGGTGACTGCGAGTCTTCGGCAACATCGTTCCGCGGCAACTGCTTCGCGGCGATCACGCCGCGGATCGCACCACACTCGGCGCAGTCGATTGTGCTGGCGTTGTAGCTCTGGTTTGACTGGTGGGCACGGCAATCGGCGTAGTGGCCGCACGTCAATGACAGCCGCCACGTGACGTACTCATGCTCGGGGTGTTCCGGAAAACTCCTGAGTAGCTTCGCGATCTCGGTGACCTTCGCCGGACTGAGCGGCGGCATCGGGCAGCACCATCCGCAGTGATTGGTACGGCAACCCTCCATGCTCCACCTAACGGCGTAACACCCGGAATGGCGCTCCAGGTAGGCCTTGTCTTCGGCTTCACGATCAGCCTTCTGCTCCGGTGTTTCATAGATGCGGGCTGGAAAATCACCGAGGTTGTCGATGATCGCCCTCCCGCATCCACGACACGGTTCCCCCGCTTCCAGCTCTTCCCAGGTCAGCCAGGTGCCCTCTCGCGTCCATTGCTTATCGAGCTCGCGCCGTCGTACTGCACGCTCCTCAGCTTCGAGCGCTTCTCGGAGTCGACGCTTCGCTGCGCGCTCCGCACGCTGTTCCTCAGTCAGCTTGGCCATAGCCGGAGAACATAGACCGGTAGAGGCTGCTGCACAGGCGAATTGACAGACCTCGACACCCACCGGTCGGATATTGTGCGCTTCCTCACTGACACCCCAGCACCGTCGGAGGGCCTGATGTAAAGTGCCATGCATGGGGAGAGCCGATCCGAAGATCATCGCATACGTGCCGATTCGCCCACGTGGCAAAACCGATCGGCAGGTCTATGTGGAGCTACTTCCGTTAAAGGACGGCGGCACTGCCCTGCTGGCTTACACGTCCATCGAAGAATTGGTGCGTTGTTGGGGGCCGCAGCAGCATTGGGCCGGCCTCGACGAACAAGGCCTCGCTGAGATAAAAACAGCCACGGGATATCAGACGATGTTGCTCGACGAGGAAATCCCGGAAGAACTGCGTCGACCGAAAACAGAACCGGCCGTGGCCACGAGCAGTTACGACGACGATGACGATGACTTCGACGACGAGGCTGAGGACTGGTCGGTCGATGTGTGGCACGACATGTGGAAGCCGAGGCCATAGTATGTCCAACGACTGGATCAAGGTCGAAGATCTCAAGCCCACAGCGAAAACGCTTGCGCTCGGGGCGGAACATTTGGAAGACGCGGCTAAAGCGGCTCCGAAGGTGCCGGACGCTGGTTCGTCGACGGATAAACTTGGCGAGGCTATGGTCAAGCTGTACCAAGGCGTGGGAAAATTGGCAACTCAATTAGGGCGAGCCGCAGATGTTGTTCAAGCCAGCGACGCCGCCTATAAGAATGTCGATCAACAGAACAGTAAAGACATCAACGGTGTCACGCCTCCAAGCAATCCGAGGGCGGTCAAATGAGTTCCAAGCAATCTAGGAGTTGGCGGCCGTGACTTCTCCGCTCTGTATCCATCTTTCCGGAGATCCGGACTCATGTCATGCGGCGGCGACAGGACTGCATACGGTCTCGACTGCGGTCTATGACGATGGCGAACGCTCTATTGGTGCCGCCCGCAGCCAATCGGAATCCGACTGGCAGGGCGGCGCGAACAGCGCCGGAGAACGGTTCCGTGAGAGTTTGACCAATATGTCCGATGGCGCAAAAGACCTGTCGACCAGCATCGAAACACTCAGTAAGGCACTGACTACGTTCGCCGACGATCTGACCACGATCAAAACTCGGCTCGGCCAGGCCCGAACAACTGCAGAGCAAGGGGGGCTGCAGACCAACGACGACTGGATCCTCGGACCAGACGCTCATGCAAGTGATGCCGACCGGGCACGGCAGACCGGTGCGTACAAGGCGGCGTCCTCGTTGGTGCAAGACGCGCGAAATCTGGAAAAAGGCGCCCACACTGCTCTGGACGCCGCGGCGGCAGCTGCGGTCGGCGAGGAAGAAAAGTTCGAGGCCGAAAAATATTGGTTGGCTGCCGACACTGTCGATCGCACTATTGAAACCGCGGTCGATCAGGCCAAGAAATGGACCGAGGCAGCCGAGGAACGCAGCAAGTATCTGACCGACCTGAAGGCAGGCATTCAGCACGCAAAAGACATCGGCGTCCCGTTTCCGGACGATATGGCAGAGCAAGCTGTGAAGAACGGTGAGCAAGCAGCGGAACAGTCCGAACGAACGATGACGGCCAACGCCGGTCTTGTGCTTAATCAGCAGGATTCCAAGGTCGCCAACGCCTTTACCAGGAATATGGCTGACGATTTTCCGAAACTGCTACCCAAAGGATCGACTGTTGCCGCCCTTGCCGAGAAGGTCCCCTATCTGGGGGCGGCGATCACGGCCGGACAGACCATCTACGATGTTGCCGACGGCGCAAATCATGGCGATATTCCGAAGACCGTGACCAAGGATGTCGGCGGTGCCGTAGTAGGTACTGCTGTTACGTCAACGATTTTGGCAGCTGCGCCGGAAGCTTGGGCCGCGTCTTGGGGAGGTGGGCCGGTCACTGCTGCCGCCGTCGGCGTCGGCATCGTCGCGTCGTTGGGTGTTGGCTGGGCTGTAGATCATTGGTGGTGACCGATTTATTGACGACGGTAGTGCTCGAGGGCCACAGCGTGAAGGGTAGACATACATCGAATGAGCGAAGGAACCCCAGACCCAGAATCGGAGCGAGACCGCCTCGAACGAGAGACGCGGGCTGAACTCGACCGCCTCACCACACCTGCCCCCGCGCCCGCGGCTTGGAAGAGGTGGGCCGGACTAATACTCGCAGTCGGCCTGGCAATCATCGGGGCATTCGTAGGGTTGTCGGGTGCCGAGAACTTCGCTCGTTCGGCCGGACTTGCCGGAGTCGCGGGCACATACGCTGTGCTGCAATGCGACACGGACTCATCGAGCAAATTCGGTGGCACCACCACCTGTCACGGCGAGTTCGTCGCGAACTCTGCCACTCCCGCAACGGGCACCCATTCCAGCGTGCCGCTGGACGCGGGATCCCATTATCAACCGTGGACAACCTTGTCGGCACGCTACTGGATGGGGCGCGCATCGGTAACCCATTTCAGCGACACCACGCGCGGACTGGCCTATGCGGCACTCGGACTGTGCTTGATACTGGCTGGAGCATTCATCGCCTACGGTGCGACCGTGGGCCGCGGAGGACGCATCAAACGCAGCTCACCGGCACTCATTGTGCTGTTCACCTCGATGACCGCCGCCGGCCTCATCGCTCTGGTGTCGGCGCTGATTTCAAAGTTCGGTTGACATCGAATCAGCCCCATTAGGCCATTGATGGCGCTTACCTGCGGTGAAGCGAACGGACAAGTGTGAGCGAAACGCTACCGGTGGGCTTGCCCTTTGGGCGTCTCGCTGGATGCGCGGACCCGCGAGACTAGGCTCCTGACGTGACCGACGAATCGGTCATGGTCCATCGGCGTGGCGGTGTAGCTGTGGTTATCCTCGCGGACGTAGTACCGGCCATCGCGAGGGAAGTCCATCCAAAGGAAGCCGTCCACGCCGTCCGTTCGATTGTCAAGGAACGGCCCCGGGTAGCAGAGCACTTCGCCCCATCCGGTCCGGGGGCGGGTGAAGAATCTCTCGACGCGCTCGCGTGGTGTAGGCGGACGGTTCCAGCTGCCGACCCATTCCGGTTCAATGTCGAGCTCGGACTTCAGCGCAGCAATCTTGTGCTGTCCGGGACGCTGCTCACCAAGCATGCGGGCCAGCAGCAATTCCGCTTGCCGATGGCTGCACAAGCTGACGGTGACTCCACCACTGACGCCGGGACGCGGATCGGCCGCCTGAATCGCCACCGCCGCTATCGACTGCCCGAATCCGGCATACGCCCGGAGTTGGTCGTCGGAGTCGTCCATCTCACTGCCGATGCAGCCATGTACATGGACACGCACGTCGGGTCCGGCGAGTGTGTGAAGCAGTCGAGCCAGATCGTCATCCACCCGGGGCTGCAGGGCATCGATGGCCTCGCGGCGCTGCCGATCGAGGTCGGCTTCGTCGACGGCATGTTCAGCATGCCACGTCGGATATGGCAAACGGTCACGTTGCATGGCAAAGAAGACCGCCTCGTACTGCTGGCTGGTCAGCTGCCAGTGGATCACCGATACTCTCCCTGCACCGTGCCGGATCGAGGTGGCTCAGGCGGCCGTGGTGCAGGCCGCGGATCTTCCGGAGGCTGCCCCTGCGACGGCCGGGCCTTGGGCCGCCGCCGCCACACCGTTCCCTCTTCACCGATGGCCCCGAAGGCGGGCATCGCCGTCACCGTCTGCCCGTCTTGGATCCACTCATCGAGGTGCTGGCCGTGCAAATAGTCAGCAATCTCATGTTCGTTGTCATCCTCGGACTTCCCGCGTCCGCCACCATGACCCATCATTCCTGGTGACGTACCGGCCGTACCCGCAGCCCTGCCAGCACTCGCAACACCTGGCGCTGACGAGGCCGGCGGCGCCGGCTTGCCGGGAACACTCGAACCCGGCCCACCTGGCCGTGAGGTACCACCGCCGCCCGTACCTCCGAAGCCGCCGCCTCCCGCACCGTCCGGAACGGCACCACCCAGGCCTGCGAGCGAGGGACTGCCACCAGAGCCGGTACTAGGCCCTACGCTCGCGGGAGTGGTGGACGTGGAGTTGCCAAGCCCTGAGGAATCAGGCTGAGCGGCACTGTAATCCGCGGGTTTCGTAGTCTGGTTGCCCGAGTCCTGTGCGGGCGTGGTGCCGGTCGGCTGCCCGTTGCCGGGACCGGATTGCTGATTTGCCGATGTCGGGGAATTCGGTGACGAGCTGCCCGGTTTCGTCGCACCTGGACCGGTCGGGCCGGTCGGGCCTGATGTGATCGAGCCCGGTGTAATCGGCCCGGACGGGTTAGCAGCCTGCTGCACCGACGGCAGCACAGGTACGCCCTGATCTCCGCCATGGATGCCGGGCGAATACACGTTTCGGAGCACCTGTAGTGCCGCCTGCCGCGCCTCCTCCTTCTGATGCGCCGCGTTTTGCGTACCAGCCAGCATCGGAATCACCGAGGTCGACGCGCCCGGAATCGCCGCGGGCCCCAGGGCTGGCAAGCCTGGAACCTGGATGGGTGGGCCGGTCGGTGCGGCCGCTTCGAGCATCGGCCCCAGCATCCGGAAGGTTTCATCGCTGCCACGCTGGGCGAACGCCACCTTCATCCCCACTACTTCCGCGCCCTGCCCTACGGTCGTGGAGGTGTTGACGAACTGACCTATCGCTTGAGCCGCACTCCCGGCGGCCTGGCCTTGCCAATGATTGGCCAGCATGCCCTGCAACCCCGTGGACAGGGTGCTGGTGAGATCACCCAGGCCCTTACCGATCTTGTCCCAAGCCTCGGAAACTGCCTGCACCATCTCGGGTTTGATCTCGTTGGTTAGATCGCGAATCTGCTCAAGACTCAGATGCTCGAAATTATCTGCGCCCGTAAGTCGTTTCGGGTCAGTACTGGTGTTCGATTGCTGGGCAAGGTCATTGATCTTGCGTTGCAGTGCAAGCTGATCCGAGTCCCACGCCTTCGTGTGGTCTGGTGAGACCATCGTCGCGTAGACGCCGTTCTGCATCGCCGTCAGCTGAGACCGCAGATAGTCCCCACCGCTCTGGTCCAGGTAACTCGACGGCTGGGTCGGAGTCATGACGGAGTTACCTTGGCAATACTGGCGGCATTCTGATGATCGGTCTCGGCATAGGCAGCAGCGGCTTTGCGGATCGTTTCCTGGATCGCCTTCGCCTCGTCGGAAAGCTCCTTGAGGCGCTGCTTGATCGACTCGTCGCCGCCACCCTTGTCAGTGAACTTCTGCGCCAGGTCGACACCGATCTGGAAACCGCCGAAACCGGAGACATGAGACACAGTCTGAATGTACGGACCCAGCTCGTCGATGCCGTCGATGTAGTCCTGCAACTGCTTGATCGCCGCGCTCAAGCCTTCAGGGTCCACGCTCAGCATGAGGTTGCCTCGGGCGACCTCGTTAGCAAGCTGCTTCCAGGTGTCCAGCTCTGACATGGTCAGCTCCCCGCTCTTCTGCTTACTTCCCGGTGGCGGGAAGATCCTTCGCCAGCACACTCGAGATCCGTGTGACCTCTGTGCAGGCGTCCCCAGGGCTATCCGCGCTGATTTTGGCGGACACCTCCAACTGAATGGGATCGTTAGGTATATCGAAGGCGATCGTGCAGTCTTCCGGATCGCTCACCGACGGCAGCAGCATCCCGCTACGCCCTGCGACCGTCACGGGCTGCGGGTCGCGGAACAGCGTGGTGTTGTGGACGACCTCGTCGAAGGTGTGAGCGTTGGTCGAGTACACGTTGAGTTGGTACCAGCTGTCGCTCAGCCATGCGCAGACGTCCCATCCTGGGAACTTCTGGGCGTACTTGCCCGTGTCAGGCTCTTTTTTAGCCGGATTGAGTCCCGATGCCGCGATGTCGGCATCACTTATTGAACAGGGATTCCACGCGGTATTGGACGCTGGTGCAGACGCCGCAGGTGCCGTACTCACGGGCACAGCCGAGGTACTGCTGCTGGCGGTCGTGGAGTGCGATCCCCCAGAGCAACCAGCCGTTGCAGTCATTGCGCCTGCAGCGAGTACAGCGCCGACGGCTCGCGCGATCCTGGTGCGTTGCATCGTTTTCCGCCGCATGCCTCTCCCGTCCTGGTTGCCAGTGTGCTGGGGATACCCGAACGGCGGCCCCCCGCGTAGTGAACCACATTGTAACCTTCTCCGACCCGGTGTAGCCCACCGTGGGACATCGACCGCCACCTCTGACTCCAAATCCGCAGTGTCGCGAGATCACCGATAGGCTCCAGCCGTCGGCGGCGCGTGCATTCCTTTCCACGCCATACGCCCGACAGGTCTGAGGACGGCGGCATAGTCGCGCGTCCTCGCAGATGCCCACGCTCCCAGCCCTTCCGCTGGTCGCAGCGTGGGCGTCTCGCTTCCTCGCCCCTCCCCGGCAGGCCGCCCCCGCGCACACCTCACGGCGCTCATTGGCGGATGAGGTCGGCCCCGTGGGAGGGGTGAGGATGGCCAGCCCAGACGGCCCGGCCGCCCCCGATCCGGCCGCCAGGTGCGCCCGGCGCACCGCAAGGAGGCACCCTCGGTGCCAGGCAAGAGCAAAACCAGCCCCGAATCCATCGACAAGCGCAAGAGGATGGCGCAAGCGCTTCAGCTGCGCGAGACCGGCGCGAACTACCGGCAGATCGCGCAGGCTCTCGACATCTCGACCTCGACCGCACACTCCTATGTCGACGAGGCGATGAAAGAGCTGACCCGTGAGCCAGCGGAATCGCTGCTCCAGCTCGAGCTGTCCCGGCTGGACGCCATGCTGCTGGGCATCTGGAAGAAGGCGTCGCGCGGAGAGCTCCACGCGATCGACCGCGCCTTGCGGATCATGGAGCGCCGCACAAAGTTCGCCGGCCTCGACCAGCTGGCCGCGCAGAAGATCGCCCAGGACGGTAAGGATCTGCCCGCCGTGGATGCGTGGCTGGACGCGATGCTCAACAGCGGCGCCAGCGAGACGACGGAATGAGCGCGCTTCGGCCGCTGGTCGGCAAACAGGTCCTCGCCGTGCAGAACTCGACCGCACGCCTGAATATCTACGAGGGCAGCGTCCGATCATCGAAGACGATCTGTTCCCTGATCGACTGGATTCGCTATTGCCGCCAGGGTCCGCCCGGCACGCTGCTGATGACCGGCCGCACCGAGCGGACCATCATCAACAATCTGATTCTGCCGATTCAGGACATGCTCGGCCCCGGCCGGGTCTCGATCAATCGAGGAAACGGCACCGTCAACCTCTGCGGACGCACGGTGATCCTCGTCGGCGCGAACAATGAAGCCGCCCGCACGAAAATCCAGGGCCTCACGTTGGCCGGGGCGTACGTCGATGAGGCACCGACCCTGCCCGAGTCGTATTGGAACATGCTGTTTTCGCGGCTGTCGGTGCCCGGCGCGCAAATGTTCGCGACCGGCAATCCGGAGTCGCCGCGCCATTGGTTCAAGATGCAGTGGCTCGACCGTGCGAAGTTCTGGATTCAGGACGACGGCAGCATCGTCGACCGCCGCGACGTCTACGCACGACTCCAGCCCGGTGATCCGGACCGGCCGCTGGACCTGCACCGGTTCACGTTCATCCTGGACGACAACCCGAACCTCGACCCGGACTTCGTCGCGTCGCTGAAATCGAGCTACACCGGCGTCTGGTACCTGCGATTCGTGTTGGGTAAGTGGGTCGTTGCGGACGGCGCGATCTACTCCGCGTTCGATGAGGCGAAACACCTTGTCCCACATAAGGAGCTTCCGCAGATGTCGCGGGTGCTGGCGATGGGCATCGACTACGGCACGACGAACCCAACTGCCGGAATCCTGCTCGGCCTCGGGGTGGACGGGCGGCTGTACGTCATCGACGAATGGTCGCCGCCGCGCGGCACCGACGCCGAACTGTCTGCAGCGCTGTCGGAATGGCTGCGCGATACCAAGTACGAACCCGAGTGGGTGTTCGTCGATCCGGCCGCCGCGAGCTTCAAGCTTCAGCTGTACCGCGACGACATTGCCCGCGTCGCCGACGCCACCAACGAAGTCTTGGACGGTATCCGGACCGTCGCCGCCCTGTTCTCCACCGGCCAGCTGCTCATCTCCGAGCGTTGCGAACGGCTGCTGACCGAAATCCACGGCTACGTATGGGATTCCAAGCAATCGGACAAGGGCATCGATAAGCCGGTCAAGCTCGACGACCACTTCTGCGACGCCCTGCGCTACTCGGTGGCGTCGTCCCAATTCGCCTGGTTCTCACACCTACGGACCCCGATCCCCGCAGCCAAGGAGGCAGCTTAGACATGCCGTTGCCTAACGCCAACACACCATGGCCGCCCCGCCACCTCGCCTCCGCATTCCAAATGTTCGCCACCTGCCAGGTGTGGTGGGAAGGCGACGCCGAGAAGCTGTCCGCCAGCCACGGCGAACCCGCCCGCACAGGCTTCGGCAGCACGCTGCGCAATCGGATCAAGCGCTTGTTCTGGGGCACCAAACCCGATGTGTCGAACCAGATTCGGCAGATCCACATCCCGATCGCCGCCGATATCGTGCAGACCGCCGCGTCACTGCTATTGCCCGACCCAGTTGCGTTTCGTATCGCCACTGACGACGCGGACGCCAACGGTGAGGCCCGCGATCGGGTCGACAAGATCCTCAACTCGCCGCAGATGCATTCGGCGATGCTCCAGGGAGCCGAGGCCGGCTCGGCTCTCGGTGGCGTCTACGCGCGCATCGTCTGGAATGCAGCGGTGAAGGATCACGCCTGGCTCGACTTCGTTGGCGCCGATCAGGCTGTGCCCGAGTTCATCTACGGCGAGCTATCCGCGGTGACCTTCTGGGAGGTCGTCGACCAGAACGAAGCCGGAGACCGCGTGCTGCGCCACCTGGAACGGCATGAGCCCGGATATGTCGAGTTCCACTCCGACGGCACCGAGACGCAGGTGTACGGCCGCATCTACCACGGCCTCTACGAAGGCACCGCAGTGACGCTGGGCCGCCAGATTGATGTGACCGAACATACTGAGACCAAGGGCATTCCAGTCAACGAAGAGGGCTACGTCGACACCGGCACCGCCGACCTGACTGCCTTCTACTTCCCGAATGCGCTGCCCAACCCGATGTTTCGAGGAAAGGGCACCCTCCAGCACTTCGGCCGGTCCGATATCGGCGACCCTGCCGTCATCGGTCTCATGGACCAAATCGACGAAACCTATTCGTCGCTGGCGCGTGACGTGCGCCTGGCCAAGGCCCGGCTCATGGTCTCCGAGCACCTGCTAGAGGTGAAGGGGCCAGGCAAGGGCTCGACGTTCAACGTCGAGCAGGAGGTATACGAGAAGGTCGGCGGCGTCCCCAACGGCACCCCCGTCATCGAGGCACACCAGTTCGCAATCCGAGTCGACGACCACCTCCGCACCGGCGAAGGGTTCCTGCGCGCGATCCTGCGACGAGTCGGATTCTCCCCGTATACATTCGGGCTCGCCGATGAATCCGGCGCAGCCATGACCGCGACCGAAGTCGACGCGAAGAAGGACGCCAGCACCGCGACGTTCAAGGCGCGCTCGGGCATCTGGAAGTCCGTCCTGGCGAAGGCCGCCCGCACGCTGATCGAAGTGGATGCCGCCGTGTTCGAGACCGGCGCAGTCCTGAGCCAGGAGCTCGACGTGCACTGGCCGCCCGCTGCCCGCGAATCGGTCCAGTCCAAGGGACAGACCCTCCAGGCGGTCGAATCCGCGAGGGCGGCCTCGACCGAGTGGAAGGTCCGCTACCTGAATCCGGAGTACGACGACATCCAGGTAGCCGACGAGGTGGCTCGCATCTTCGACGAGGGCGCAGTCACCGACCCACTCACGCTGGGCGCGGACCAGCCATTCCCCGAACCTGACCCCGACATCAAGGATCCGCCCGACGAGGCGCACCCGGCAGAGGACATCGGAGACGACGGCGACAAGCCGCTGTTCGCGGCATAACGGAAGGCGGGTCTGCCCATGGCGTTCGAGCCCGCCGCCGTCGCAGGACTGCAAGACGGAGTCGCCCAGATCTACGCCGACGCTGAAGTGCAGTTACTTGCCCGCGTCGCCAAGGCGATCGAGAAGGGCATCGACACTCCGCAGTGGGTGAGCGTGCAGCTCGGCGAGATGGTCCGCTTGTCGAAGGAGGCACGCGGGTTCTTGCTGTCTCTCGATCCGCTTGTCGCACAGCAGATCGAGGCCGCGCTACTCGCCGCGCATGCAACTGGAGTCGCTGCCGCCGACGGCGACATTCCGGGGCCGCCGTCCAGCTCCCCCGCACCGGTCGTCTCGCAAGAAGCGGTAGCCGCCCTCGCCACCGAAGCCACTGCGGCTGTCGTGTCGACGCATTCGCAGATCCTGCGATCGACGGTAGACGGCTACCGGCAGGTCGTCGCCGACGTTGCGGGCCGCGTCGTGACCGGCGTCGGTACCCGACGAGAAGCGACCCAGGCCGCTCTCGATCAGTTCGCCGCTCGCGGGATCAGCAGCTTCCGCGACAAGGCTGGACGGAACTGGCGCGTCGACACCTACGCCGAAATGGCCGTCCGCACAGCCGCTCTGCGCGCCCTGAAACAGGGCCATACGGACCGGCTGTTGCAGCGCGGCTACGACCTGGTCGTCATCTCCTCACACCCGCGCCCCGCACCGCAGTGCAGGCGGTTCGAGGGCTGCATCGTGTCGTTGACTGGCCGCACTCCCAACGGGAAGGTTGAGAGCACTTCACCATTCACTGGCGCCGCTGTCACTGAATCGGTGGTCGCGTCCATGCGGGAGGCGGAAAGCGCCGGCCTGCATCACCCGAACTGCAAACACACTCACACTCTGTGGGTTCCGGGCGCATCTCGCCCGAAGGTCGAACCGTACGACGAGCAGAGTTACGCCGACGAGCAGCAGCTTCGCCGCCTGGAACGGCAAGTGCGTGAAGCGAAACGGCAGCAAGCCGCGGCCATCACCCCGGAGGCGAAGAAGTCTGCGACCGCGAAAGTTCGTGCCCGCCAGGCCGTGATCCGCGACCACGTCGACCGGACCGGCGTCATCCGCCGCCTGCACCGTGAGCAGCTGCGCGACGGCGACGCGAGCAACGCGCACACGCTGACGAAGCTGACACGCAATCCGAACCCGCCCGAGCTCCCGGCCAAGTCGCCGGTCGCGAAGGCGGAGGCGAAGTTGACGCGGCGCAAGCGCGAGCTGGAGCATCTGGACGATAAGGAGCTTGCCGACCTCGCGGAGACGGCCGTCAACGACCTCGATATGGCTCTACTCGACCGCATCGAGGCCGAGGACCAGCACCGCCACAAGCTCATCGCCAAGCGGGCCGAACGGTGGGCCGGATATGAGCGCAAGTACGACCAGCTCATGGCCGACGGTTGGGACCATGAGGATGCTGTCGAGAAGGCGTACGGCATCTCGGTGAAAACCCAACGCTCGCAAGCGGCTATCGGCATGCTGCGCGGGCAAGGGTACGAGGGGAAGTCGTTCACCGAGCTGGTTCGCCACGCGTTCAGGGACCGCGCCTACACGAACTGGTTGGCCGCCGAGGAGGCAACGAACGGCTACATGCTGTCCAGGGCCGGACAAGCGGCCGGAGTTGATCCGCGATCGTTGTGGTTCGGCAACGCCACGACCGCCGAGAAGTACGCTTCGGAGGAGCTGCGCGCCTACTGGGACCAGCACGGCCGCCCGACGCTCGACGAGTTCAAGGCCGACCTACTCGACCCAGCGGAGGCCGACCGGATGCGGAGCGCGAGAGGAGATTTCCTGCGATGAGCGGACGTGATCTCGCTCGCGCCTACCAGGAGGGCGCGGCGGCGGCCGGTGAAGTGGCTGCGGTGAATCCGTACGTCCCGGCCGCGCCCGGCACTGCCCGGGAGCTGTTGGCGAGAATGTGGTTACGCGGGCGGCTCAAGCACGCGTTGGACGTGCCCGACGAAGCCTAGACGCAACGCCATACTTTGATACAGCTGAATGCTGTATCGTTGGCTGTATGACGAAGTTGACCATCACAATGCCGGACGAGCTGGCCCAGGCCGTGCGCGATTCCGCCGACGGCAATGTGTCCGAGTACATCGCCCGCGCGGTCCGCCAGCGTCTTCTTGAAGAGGACCTGCGCACCCTCGCCGAATTCGACGCCACCCATGCCCAGCCCGAGCTGGCCGATCAGTTCCCGCAGGAGTTCGGCGAGTGACCTACCCGGCCATTACGCAAGGTCAACTCTGGAAGGCTGTCAGCCCCGTCGGAGCAGAGGAGGCGACCGTGGTCATCCTCGAAGCGCTGCCGGGAATGCTCGGCCGCCGCCGACTCCTGGCCGCACGAGTCCGCCCCGACCGCGAAGTGCCATCGGCGATGAAGCTGCTCACCGTCCCACTGGACGAAGGTCTGGTCATCGCCGCCTACGACATCGCCGCATTCGACAAAGGCTGGCTCAAAGAACCGTCCGGCCAACTCACCACCGCACAATTAGATCGCCTAAAGGTCGCTCTCCGAGCACGATTCGACCTCTAACAAGAACAAATCATCGAGGCCCCCAGCACGCGCCGGGGGCCTCTTTCGTGCGCGCCACCCGGCGTGAGCGTGCTCTGTCACCCAGCACCCCAGGAGGGTCCACAATGCCCACTGCCCCGAACGCTCCCACCGAGGACGAAACAACTCCCACCATGCCGGGCACCGAGCCCGACGAGGCCGCAGCGTCTGACGTCACTGACGGTGCACAGGGCGGCGAACAGGTCTCGGACGACACCAGCACCCCCGAGGCCGGCGAGAGCGCGACGGATGAGCCGAAGGGCAGCCAGGCCGACGATCCGCGGCTGCGGTCCGCACGCAACGACGCCGCCAAGTACCGGACCCGTGCAAGCCAGGCCGAGAACGACCTGACGTCGTTCAAGCAGCAGGTCGGCACGTTGTTCGGGTTCGTCTCCGAAGACGAGGCCAACGACCCGAAGAAGCTGACCGGCCAGCTGGAGTCAGCAGTCAAGGAAGCAAACGACGCCCGTGTCGAGCTGGCCGTCTACCGAGCCGCCGGTAAGGACATCGACGCAGATGCGCTGCTCGACTCCCGCACCTTCGCCTCGGTCGTGTCCAAGCTCGACCTCACCGCCGATGACTTCGCCGCCCAAGTGGCCGCCGAGATCACCAAGGCCGTCGAGAAGAACCCGACGAAGTTCCGCCTCGCCGCCGTCGCCGAGCCACCCAAACCGCCGAAGCGGTCCGGTTCCGACACCGGCAGCGGCAAGGGCGAGAACTCCGGGCAGCTCACCTACGCGCAGTACCAGGCCCTTTCCCCGGCCGACCGCGTGAAGGCGGTCAAGGAAGGCCGAGCCAACCAGATCCTCGGCCGCAAGTAACCCGCACCACGTTCAAGGAGTGGCCACATGGCTATCAACTTCATTCCCGAGTTCTGGTCCGACCAGGTCCTCGTCCCGTTCGAGGCCGACCTGGTCTTCGGTCAGCCTAAGGTGGCGAACCGCAAGTACGAGGGCACCATTCGCCAGAAGGGCGACACCGTCCACGTCTCGTCAATCGGTGACCCGACCGTCAAGAAGTACGACAAGAACACCAATCTCGACGTCGAAGATCTGTCCGACAGCGAGACCGCGATGATCATCGACCAGGGCGACTACTTCGCGTTCCGCGTCAACGACGTCGACGAGCTGCAGTCGGCGGTGAACTTCGAAGACCCGGCCACCGCCCGCGCCGGTTACAAGCTTCAGAACCAGGTCGACCTGTTCCTGTACAAGCAGCTCACCGCCGGTGTCCTGGCGGGCAACCAGCTGGGCCGCGTCACCGTGACCGAGGGCGAGCCCGAGAAGGCCACCACCGGTCAGCTCAGCATGTACCGCGTCGCGGTCAAGCTACGGGAGAAGCTCGACCGCGCGTCGGTCACCAAGAACGGCCGCTACCTAGCGATCCCGCCGGAGCTGCTGTCACCGCTGCTGCTCGATGAGCGCTTCATCAGCGCCGACAAGCTGGGCAGCGTCGGCCCGCTGCTCAACGGCACCGTCGGCCGCATGGCCGGTTTCGACATCCTGGAATCGAACAACATCAACAAGGTCGGCGGCGCGGGCGCAGCCAAGGACGACTACGTGATCGTCGCGGGCGTCTCCGAGGCCTCGTCGTTCGCCAACCAGCTGTCCAACGTCGAGACGATCCGTGACCCGAACCGGTTCGCCGACATCGTGCGTGGCGTGAACATCTACGGCGGCAAGGTCTTCCGTCCCGAGGGCCTAGCCTCGGCGTCAGTGCTGCTGGCTCCTACGACCGCCGCATAATCGGCCAATGCGGGGCGGGAGATCGACGCCTCACTGCGTCGGTGTCCCGCCCGTTCTCGTGCAACATCAAGCTGCCGGTTTGCTGCGTCTAAAGAGCTGGTGCCGCGTTCGCCCGGAGGGGGTGATGGCAGTGCGTACCGCGTCGACGTATTCGGCATACGCCTGATGGACGACCGACATCCGACGACCAGCCTCTTTGTCGAGAGCGTTGGTGCTCCTCGTTGGTCCCTGATCGCGCCAGTAATCAAGATGCGCCGAATAACGTTCGAGCGCTTCGTACAGCCCGGCAATGTACGCATCAAGTGATGAAGGCCCAGCCATCGTTGCTGGTGCCTTCACATCGAACAGCGTCGTCCACTTCTCCAGATAGACACCGTGCAGCCGTGCAGTGGATTCGGCGTCTCCCATGTCCAACAGGATGGCTCGGAATGCTCGTGCCGATTCCATGAACTGATCGGTTCGAACAAGCAGGTCGCGGTGAGACTCAACCCTTCGATCGTGGACAGCTTGCATTCGGGTGTTATCGGCCAGTACCCGCTGATTGCGGGCGGTCAACCAGTTAGCCGCGAAGGTGATTCCGCCGCCGACGATCGTTCCTCCGAGGCCAAACAACGCGGGAGCAAGTTCAAATGCCATGCAGCACAGGTTATCCACCAATGAATCTTCAATCTTACTGAGAGGCTTCAGTGCTCACCTACGCCACTGTCGACCAGCTCGCCGAGCATGTCACGGCGGCCCAGCTCGACAAGCTCGCCGTCGGCGACGCCGCCCGCTACATCCAGGCGGCCACACAAATTGTGCGGACTGCCACGAAGAACGACCTGTACGACGTCACCCCGGCCGGTATGCCGACGGACCCGATCGTGGCGGGCGCGCTGGCCGTCGCCACCTGCGTGCAGGTGCGCGAGTGGATCAGCAACGACATCAACCCGCTGACGGGGGCGGCTGGTCTTGCTCCGACCGTCGCCTCCGCATCCACCAACGGCTCGTCGGTCAGCTACAACAACACCGATCAGGCCGCCGCCCGCGCGCGGCTGCTCACCGAGCTGGCCGCCGCCGCCCGAATCGAGCTGCGCAATGCTGGCCTCGCCTCCTCAATGGTGGCCCGGCGATGAGTGACCCGCTCGCGATGTTCTGGCGCCACTGGGTATTCGTGCGCCGCTACGTCGGCAGCGGCGCGGCCGGGCCGGAGTACGAAGCTCCGACAGGCGAGCGCTGCAACGTCGCCGCCAAGCGGCAGGTAGTTCGCGACGGCAGCGGCGACGAAGTCACCTCGTCGACCTCGGTCGTCTTCCCGCCGACCGTCGCCCCGATACCGCCCGGCTCCGAGCTGACACTGCCCGCTGAATTCGGCGGAGGCACAGCAGACGCCGTGTCGGTCTCCGTGTCCCATGCTGGCCCGCCGTTCCCGGACACCCAAGTCGTCTACCTCGAATAGTAAGGAGGCCGCGCGATGGCGCTGTCGATGCGATGGGACGGCGAGCAGGTCTCGACCGCCGCCCGCGAGGGCCTGGAAGCCGGACTGTTCGAGGCGGCAGAAGTACTTCTCGCGCAGGCGAATGCGCTCGTCCCGATCGAAGAGGGCACCCTCCAGAACTCCGGTACCGCCGAGGTGCGCGACAGTAAGGCCCGCGTCGGCTACAACACGCCGTACGCGCTGCGCCAGCACGAGGACTTGACCCTCCACCATGCGAACGGCCGCACCGCGAAGTACCTGGAAAAGCCGCTCAATCAGTACGGTGCGGAGCTGGAAGCCATTGCAGGCGCAGCCGTTACGCGGCGGCTCGGGTCATGAGCACCGACACCGGCCGGTTCGTCGACGCCCTGGCCCGCTACCTCCACAGCGCCGGCATTGCCCGCTACCAGCCGGTCGGCGCATATCCCGAAGGCGATATCCCGGCGGTGTCCTTCAACCTGCTGCCCGCGAAACCAGAAGCAGCACTGGCGATTACCGTGTACGACGAGCTGTTCGACCGCGACGACCACAACCCGGACCTGTACGTGCAGCTGCGCTGGCGTACGGCTGGGAAAGACCCGCGTGCCGTCGACCTCGCCGCCGACGCCGCCAGCCGCATTCTGCACGACCAAACACATCTGACGTTCCCCGGCTGCGTGCGAGTGCTGCTGTGCCGCAGGAAGGTTCGCGGGCTCACCGCCCCGGATTCGAACGGCCGCTATGAGCGCGCCGACTCCTACGTTTTCACCCTCAACCCAGGAGGCACGACACCGTGACTACTCTCCAGGCTCCCAATTCGGCCGGTATGGCGACCGCGCTCGCCCGCGACTACGCCGTCCAGGTCGACATCAACTACGGCACCGCCCAGTCCGGCACCCCCGAGTGGGTGTTCGTCATGGGCCTGAACAAGGTCTCGCCGTCCAATGACGTCACCCTCCAGGACGACGGTGATATCCACTCCAACGGCCGTAAGTCGCAGATCGCCACCGCCATCGGCGAGAACCTGGAAATCGCCGGCCTGCGCAAGGGCAACCTCGCGGCAGGTTTCGTCGCTGATCCCGGTCAGGAGAAGCTGCGCGGCCATGGCGAGGAGATCGGCGCTGCGAACACCGCGCACGTCCGCTACTGGCGCACCGACGACATCGACGAGGCCAAGGAAGGCTACTTCGCCGTGTCCTGGGTGTCGGCAGCTGAGGACAAGGAGGGCCTGTACGGCTTCACGTGCACCCTCACCGGCAAGGGCCAGCACAAGAAGATCCCCAAGCCGTCCGCGCCGACGGCGAAGACCATCACCCTCCCGGACGGTTCGACCAGCGGCACCTTCACCGTGACCGTGGATGGCCAGACCACGGCCGGTATTGCCTACAACGCGACTGCGGTTGCTGTTAAGACCGCGCTGGAGGCGCTGGCAACCGTAGGCGCGGGCAAGGCAACCGTCACCGGTAGCGCAGGCGGCCCTTACGTTCTGACCCTGCCCGGCAGCGCCGCCGCTGTGACCGCTTCCGGCAGCAGCCTGACCCCGTTGGGCACAGTAGGCATCGCATAGTGGACGAGCCGCTGCGCTCAGTACGCTCACTCTCTGACCTCGGTACCTTGTAGAAATTCGGGTAGAGTGTTAGATAGTTCGGTTGCTCAACAGCAAAGGGCCGGATCTGTTGCAGCAGAATCCGGCCCCGTCGATGCGACTAATGCATCAGCATCAGCAGTACGGTCGCGAACCGAACCAGGATGATGACGAAGGCCTCGGCTCCGAGTGATCGGGCTGGGGTCTTTGCCCTCGGGTGATGCTTGCGCTTGGACGACATCGCTGCTCCCACTTTCCTTATCCAGATAGTGACACCCGTCTGGGTGGCACAATCCAAGCAAGGAGAGCAGGTCACCGACTCCCTAACAGCCCGGGAAATCGGTGCTGGGACAAGCCTATCCGACGTGGGCGACTGACAACGAGGAGTCAACGCCACCCCGAACGCAGCGCCAGCAAACTCGGGTCCCCCGTCATTGCACAACAGCTGGAGTTGTTAAACCGCTTTCAAATTCGTGCTTTTACCTGGACTTATGGCTCGCTCAAGTTGGTTCGAATCCAGTGTCCGCAGCTTGGAGCCCTGCTGGTCAGGTGGGTCAGCAACTTTTATATGTAGACGTAAAATCGCACTGGCGACGTTCAGCGCCCTTTCGGGGTCCGTCCACGAAAAATCCCATCAACATCCAGCAAACTATGTCGCCCTACCTAAGGCCAACATACCAGTTGGCATGTGATGTAAATCACCAATGATCGCGTCGAATCGGCGGTGATCGAACCAACTCCAACTCATATGAGAGCCGCCGATCCCGTGCTGAGCGGCGGACGGCGGACTCTCACTAGCCCGGATGCCGTTGCGGCATTGGCACCGGAAAGGCGTGCACTGTGCCGGAATTCGACGACTTCCTAGACCCGGACCTGTATCTGCCAGTGCGCGGCCACCAGGTGCGTATCGCATCCCCTTCCGCCTGGGATGGGCTGCGATTGCGAAGGCTCCTTGCCGACCTCGACGCACTCACCCCGGAGGTGGAGCGTGTCGAGGTGCGGCGGCTGCTCGGCGCAGCGTGGGACCAGCTCGACCGACTCGGCGCAGACTCCACCGTCATCGCGCTAGCCGGACGTACTGCCTTGCTGCACTTCGGCAAGAGCCCCGACGCGGCGGCAGCGTTCTGGAACGGCGAGATCGCCCCCGACGGCAACAGCGAACCTGGCGCCGCTGTGGACACTTCAGCGCCGGGCTACCTCGGGCCGAACGACCCAGGCGGCGGCCCTGTCGACCCAGCGAGCGGTCTGCGTGCCTGGTTCAACCCGCCGGAGATGGCCCCGGTCAACGCCATCTCACCCACCCGCTCGTGGCGAGAAGTGCTGGCCTGCTGGCGCGATATCGAACTCGACCTGCACTCCGCGTACGGAGTGGACGTCAATTCCGGTGTGCTGCATGAACGTCCGTGGCGCTGGCTCGAGGTACGCATCCACGACCTCGCGAGTTCGCCGGGCACGCGGCTACACCGCGCAATCCTTCCCCCTACCGTGTAAGGACTACACCTATGGGCGCCCTGCGCGACCTATCCGAGTTCTACGACCCGGACCTCTCCCTGCCGATTGATGGCGTCATCTACAAGATCAAGAGCCCCGGCATCCGCGAAGCTGACCGGCTGCGGCTACTCGTCCTCGACGACAACCTCTCCGCTGCACAGGAGTACGAAGAGATCCGCAAGATTCTCGGCCCCGCGCGCGAGGAGATGGCCCGCGACGGTGTACCGGACACGATGGCAATGCACGCGGGCCGGACCGCGCTCCTACACTTCGGCGGCAGCCCCAGCCTCGGCCGCGCTAACTGGCAATTCGCCCAGCTCGCCGACTTCGTCGACATCCAGGCCGTTATTGACGCCGGTAAGGACAGCCCAACCGCAGACACCTGACCGACTAGTCAAGCTGTGCGGGACGGAGGTCGGTGCGAATATACGGCCGCGCTGTTCCAGGACCTGCCCTCAACGGTCTACCCTGGCTCAGGCTTCCGCCACTCTCACCTCTGCTGCGTTATCCGGAGAATTCTCAGGTCGACGAAGTCGCGACCATAGTTCCTTCATCCCGGCAATCGGCGACCTGTCCCATTCGATCGCTGTCAATCCATACCGCTGACGGACGAGGTTCGTTCCCAGGATGAGCAGTGTGCCGATACACCACACGATAATGACGCCGACGGCGCCAACCGGGAACGTCAGGACCGCGAGGATCTGATACCCAACCGAGGCCGAGCGCATCGACATGATTAACGCAGCCATGGAGATTAAGAAAACCGCAAGTGCCAATATTGTGATTCCCATGACCGTGTAGGCCGCGACCTCAACGAGGTAAAAGGTCCATCTCTGACCAACCGCCAGCGCATTGATGCCGATTAGACAGCCGAAAAACATTGCCCCCGATACCATCGATGTTCGAAGCAGCTTCATCGGCTTCTCATGCCGAACGAGCTTCACAACCCTGTCGTCGATATGCGCCATCAACTCCGCGCGAGATCCGTATTCATCCTCGGCCATCAATTGCGCCAGCTCGAGGTCTCGTTTCAAATTCTCGCGTTTGTCACGAGATGAGTACCGGTGAGCGAGCACCGGAGCCAGCACACCGACCAACGCGGCGGCCAACCCGACCACCAACGAAACAAGCGACTGCTGAGTCATGCAACCGAATGCTACGGATGACCCCCGACAGATCCGAGTTTCTCCTCAGCGCGCATGACGACAGGCACTTCAAACAGTTCGTCGGTCGGACGGAGTCGTGCGGCGGCGATCACCAGACAGGCAGTTTGAACGGAGCCGCATATGGCAACCAGAGTCGGCGAAATCTACGCCGAACTCACCCTCGACGATGCCCGGTTCCGACGCACCCTCGGAAGCGCTGAGCGTGGCTTCACCGGCCTGCGTGGCGCTGCCGAGCGCGCGGCGGGCCAGGTCGACCGGAGCTTTACCAACTCCGGTGCCCGCATCGAGCGCGGCGGCCTGGGCGCACGCAACGCCTCCCGTGACGTCCAGCGATTCGGGGACACCGCGCAGAAAGCCGCCCGCGACGTCCGGCGGATCGAACGCTCGGCAGGGCAGGCCGCCGACGCCACCCACCGCATCAACCTGCCCGCCGACCTGTCGAAGGCTGCCCGGCGCGCCTCCGACACGCTCGCCAATCTTGGCCAGCGAGCGTCGGGCGCGGCATCGACCGGTTCCTCGTTCGGTGACTCCTTCGTCGGCGGATTCGCCAGCAAGCTCGAGCGACTGGGCGACAAGGGCGGCCCGATCGCAATGGCGCTGGTCGGAGTCGCCGGTATCGGCCTGGCCGCCGGTGCCGTTCTGGCAGAGGCGATCTCCGACGGTATGCAGATAGAGAAGAACTCCGCCCTGATCCAAGCCCGCCTCGGCGTCAAGGATCAGACAATGCGGGTCATCGGCACCGCAGCCGGTAACGCGTTCTCCGACGGTTGGGGAGACTCGGTCAACTCCAACATGCAGGCCGTGGAGGCGGCGATCGAGTCCAGTCTGCTGAACGGCGAGGAAACCGCCGATCAGATGCAGCCGGTGATCACGAAGCTGGACGTCGTCTCCCAGTTGCTGGGCGAAGAAGTCCCGGCAGTCGCCCGATCGGCCGGGCAGGCGATCAAGAACGGCATCGCCAAGGACGGAACCGCAGCATTCGACCTCCTGATCAAGGCCCAGCAGAACAACCTGAATGTCAGCGGGGACCTGCTGGATTCGTTCGACGAATACTCCACAGAGCTGCGTGCCCTGGGCTTGGTCGGCGCTGAAGGCTGGGCGCTGGTCGCTCAGGGCGTGAAGGCCGGTGCCCGCGATACCGACGTTGTGATCGACAGCCTCAAGGAGTTCAAACTCCGGGTCTCGGACGGAACCGCCGAAGGCGCAGCCGGTTTCGAGAAGCTGGGAGTCTCCGCTGAGGAGGCACGGACAGCGATGGCTTCCGGCGGCGAGGCGGCGCGCAACATGATGGCGCAACTACTGCGCGGGCTGCGAAGCGTCCAGGATCCGCAGGATCGCTACACCGCCGCACTGGCGCTGTTCGGGACCAAGTTCGAGGACATCCAGGGCGCAGCGTTTGCTCTGGATCTCGACACCGCCGTGCAGCAATTCGGCGATGTCGCTGGCACCGCTGACACAGCCACGCAGAAGATCGGCGATACGACCGCACACCGCTTCGAGGCCGCCAAGAACTCGATCACTCAGGCGATGGGCGAGGTGAAGTTCTCCATCGCCGAGGCGTTCGGCCCCACCTTGCAGCAGGTCGCCGACTGGGTATCGACCCACAAGCCGGAAATCATCTCGTTCTTCGCGAACTTGGCCGATGCCGGCCTTGCCTGTCTGGACGGCCTTGTCGCCTTCGCGTCCAGCACGCTGCGCATGTTCGCGACGCTGCAAGAGGGCATCGGCGACAGCATCGGCAAGGCTCTGGAGATACTGGGCGGGTTCTCCTCGAAGCTGGGCGGAATCATCAAGCACATCCCCGGCATGAAGGACGTCGGCTCCGCGATCGAGGGCAGCGGCAACGCCGCCCGTTGGTACGGCGAGCAGATGGACCGGGCCGCGGACCGGGTTCGCTCGCTCGCCGACAAGCTGGACGCTGCAAAGCCGAAGATCGACGCGATGCGTGACTCGGTCCGCACCGCTGGTGAACAAGCTTCCGGCGCAGCCGAGATGACTCGCCTTCTCGGTGGCGCGATATCTGATATCCCGGACAGCCACACGGTGACGGTGACGGCGCTGACCGAGGACGCGAAGCGCAATTTGGAGGCATTCGGCTTCAAGGTCGAGAACCTGCCCAACGGCAAGTCAAAGGTCACTGCGGAAATCGCCGCCGCACAGCAAGTCCTCGACGCGTTCATTGCCAACAACAGCGGTCGCACAATCACCACCTACACGACGAACGAGATCAGGGACGTTCGCGCGCAGGCGACACAGAACTCCGGCCAGGACCCGAACCAGGGGCTCGTGCAGGGGCCGGTACGTGTGCCCGATGGCACCTTCAGAGCCGATGGCGGAGTCGACCTGGACCGCTACGCCGACGGGAAGCTGCCGGATACCGCTGAAATCAAGCCCGCCACAGGCCGACTGATTCAGTGGGCGGAACCTGAGACCGGCGGCGAGGCGTACATCCCGCTGTCGGCCGCCAAGCGTGCCCGCTCTACAACAATCCTGCAGCAAGTCGCTGACCGCTTCGGCTTCTCCCTGACCCCCTACGCCAATGGCGGATTCGGTGGGGTGGGCAGTTCCGGAGACGGCGGCGTGCACACCGGCTCATGGAGTGTCATCACCCAGGGCGACCAGGGCGATATCCCGCTGTCGACACCCGGCAAGGGAGCCGGACTCAACAGGATCGCACAGGACGGATACCGCGCCCTGAGCCTCCTCGTCGGCGGCGCACTGGCGGCGCGGTCCAGCTGGGACGAAAGTGGCAAGTTCGTCGGCTTCGACACCAGTAACACCGCCATTCCCGGCCTGGACGGCCAGCTGGAACAGCTCGGCGAAAAGCTCGACGCGATAGTCGCAGCGGCCAGTAGCCAAGAGCCCGTGACGGTTTCGGTCGATATCGACTCCGGGGCGCGCGCCGCGAACATCAACATCACTCAGCTGGGGCTCTAGGCTCCAGCATCTTTCGTTAGACGGGAAGCTGTAATGGCAGTTCGCTACGAGCTGCGCGGCGTCGAGTATCCCGGACAGCCCCGAGCCATCTGGCGATTCGGCGACCCCGAATGCCCGCTCCGCCTCGCCCAAGCTCCCCTGGGTGTGGGCGGAGCGCCGATGGCTCATGTCCGGCAGGCCAACGCCCGCCAAGCCGGTGCCACTTACCGAGGCACCAATCGAGAAATCAACCCGATCAGCATCACCGTCCGCGTCGGCCCCGTGAAACCGGGCGAAGAAGCGTTCGACCTGTGGAACACCTGGCGCGAAAGCCTCGGCGACGGAACCAATCTCGTCGAATGGCACGTCATCTCCCCCGGCGGCGGGAACCGCTGGCAGTACGTACGGCTGGAGACGGCCATGTCCGATCCACCGTACGAGCTGCTGGACACCGTCGGCTGGTGCACCGAGGACGCGGTCCTCGTCTCCGACGAATCCTGGTGGAACGGAAAGCCCGTCAATCCGCCGGCCTTGGCTCCCGACCAGTTCGCAGGCCGAAGCATTCATAACGACGGCGACGTTCCTACGTGGCCGTTCTGGCGGCTCACCGGCCCCGGTGCGTTCTCGATCGGCATTGGCACCGAAAAGGTGCTGCTGCCCAAGCTTCAGCCCAACGAGGGGTGGACGGTCGAGACCAACCCGGAGTTCCCGCACATCAAGGACTGGACCGGCAAGGACGTGTGGAGCAAGGCAGGCAACGTCGCCTGGTACCAGAGCGCTCCTCCGAAAACGACTGTGCCGCTCAACATCGAGGGCGTCGCCACCACCGCCGATAGCCGCGTCGAGGTGTGGCTACCGCAGAAGTACCAGCGGGCCGCCGCATGAGCGCCCCGACATACGCCGCACCCAATCCGCTGTGGCGGCCGAACACGAAGACGCCGCCCGCGTTCGACATCACCGTCTTCAATCAGGACTACACCCAGTCCCGCCCGCTCGGCCCGTACATCAAGGCCCGGTTCGGCTGGTTCTGGAATGTGCCCGGCACCGCCACGATTCAGGTTCGTGCGGATCACCCGCTCGCCGCCCGGCTGATGCAGTGCAAGCGCGACGTCGTGCCGATCCGCACCTACTACAACGGGATCCCCTGGGACGGCCGCGTCATGTCCGCGACCATCGCGGGCAAGCCCGGCGAAGAGATCCTCACAGCCACTTGCGTTTCCAACCTGTACTGGCTGCTCACGATCCTCGCGTGGGTCAACCCTCTGTTCCCGCCGGAGGTCCAGGTCGGCCTGACGGGCAAGCAGGACATCATGTTCGGCCCGGCCGACTTCGTGTTCAAGTACTTCCTGGCGAAGAACGTCATCCGGCTACAGAAGCCGGTCTACATGAAGCTGCCGATCCGCTACGAGATCCCCGAGCTGCCACAGCTGAAGGACCTCAAGACGCTCGACGACATCCTCGAGGCCATCGACGACCTGACCGCCGAACTGGTCATCATCTCAGCCCGGTTCACCCAGCTCGACGAGTTGTACAAGACCACAGTCGATTCCGCGGATCTGGGCCTGTCGTGCAACCTGTGGACCCCGAAGGACGGCCCCTCTCCGTGGGTGTTCAACACCGACACCCTCGCGCGCCTGCAGAACGTCCTGGACCTGTCCGGAGACAACTTCTTCTGGTTCATGAACCCCGGCAACATCCTCGGCCTGGCCGACCCGGACCAGTGGGGCAAGGCGCAGAAGGCCGGATACGTCTTCGACACCCACAAGAAGCGCGACCGCCGCTGGATGCAGTGGCGCACCGACTCCGGCCACATCACCAACTACACACGCGGTGTCAGCCACCCGAAAGCGCACTCCGCGATCGTCGGCGGCAAGGCCCCGGAGTTCATCAACCAGGTCGTCGAGTGGGCCGCGAACGCCGCCATCAAGGCACTGCTGAACTGGCTGCTGCCCGGCGCGGCGCTCGGAGACATCCTCGTCGGCGACCTGTTCGACGACATCTTCTTCGCCTACCAGAAGTTCGACGACCACAAGCTGAAGGCCGATCTCGGCCCGCACGCGTTCGGTGAGATCTTCGTGGACAACACCAGCGCCTACTCGCTCGACGGCCTCGCTATCGGCATGGCCGGGCTCAAGGCCGCAGGCGGCGGGGAGTCGCTGAAGCTGGAAGTCCAGGCCGGCGGAATCGACGGGCGCGGATTCTCCTTCGGCGAAGACGACGGCTCCGGCCGCCGCTTCAAGGTCGGCGACATCATGACCTTCTACGACCGGGGCACGGTCATCGAGGACTACATCTCCGCCGTCGAGGTCGAGGACTCCCGAGATGAGAAGTGCACCGAGTTCATCACCATCGGCGACGACGGCGAAGTCAAGGACGCCTGGGAAAAGCTCATCGACCGCATGAAGGGCTTCGCCGGACTGTCGCGCGCCATCGCGAACGGCACCGGCTAATTCCGTCACCAATCGAAAATGAGGAGGTACCGGCATGGGCTGGTACGGCGACCCAGTATGGCTTGCAGACGTTTTGCGCGCCGAAGGATTGAATGTCGTTGAAGCGCCAGGATGGCGTGATCGAGGACAGGGCGACTTCGGGGACATCTGGGGTGTGGTCTGCCATCACACCGGCGGATCACGGACTCCTGCAAAGGAAATCATGTACGGCGTGCCCGGACTCAAGGGGCTGCTATCGCAGATCCATCTCGCCCAGGACGGCACGGTCACCCTGTGCGGTGTCGGCGTCGCCTGGCACGCCGGATACGGCTCGTATCCGGGGTTGCCGGAAGACGCGGCGAACAATCGAACGATCGGCATCGAGGCCGCGAACAACGGCACCGAGGGGTGGGGACCAGCGCAGTACTGGGCGTACGTGGAGGTGTGCGCCGCCATCTGCCGCCGCCTTGGCTACGGTGCGGATCGCGTTATCGCGCACAAGGAATGGGCGGGCCGCAAGCAAGGCAAGTGGGACCCCGGCGGGCTCGACATGAACCGCTTCCGCGCCGACATCCAGGCACGGATCGAACAACGAGAAGGAGGCTTCCTCATGGCACTGTCCGAAGCGAAGCAGGACGAGCTGTACAACCTGATCACCAAGGAACTCGGCTACCGATTCCAGTCCCGCTACAAGGACGAGACCGGCCACCAGTCCGACTACCGCGACTCACTGGTCGGCTACGTCCTCGAAACCGACAGGAAGGTCGAGTCTTTCGACCGCTGGCGGCGCGAGAAGGACGAACGAGACAAGGCCCTCAACGCCAAGCTCGACGCCATCCTCGCCAAGCTCGACGCCTGATCACCCCGTCCCCGAAGGAGACCCGTATGGGTGACCATTCCCTGACCGCGCCGTCGCAGACCGCATACCCGTGGCGCGCAACCGTGCGCACCGTGTTCCAGGTCGTTCTCGCCCTGGCCACCCTGATCCCCATCATCGTGATCACCGGCGGCATCCCCGTCACAGGCGCGGTAGCAGTCGTTCTGGCCGCGTGCGCAGGCATCACCCGCGTCATGGCGCTACCCGCCGTCAACGAGCTGCTGGCCCGGTTCGCGCCGTGGCTGCTCGCAGAACCGCCGGCCTGACCCGTCACCGACCTCAGCCGCGGAGGCCGCCCCTGATTTTCGGGAGGCGGCCTCCGCCGTTCCTGCCCATGAATGGGAGGCCGGGTGAGCACCATCGCCCCCTACATCAACGACAGCCTCACCCTCGTCGGCGTTCTCGCGGGCGCATGGGGCGTCTGGCACGCAGCCCGCCTCAAGACCAGGGTGGAGGCCCGCAACGCCACCGCCGACGACAACATCGAACGCCAGCGGCTCGACGGCGACCACCTGAAGATGCTGCTCGACGCTCAGCGCGCGGACTTCGAGTCCATCGTCAAGCCGCTGCGAGACGACGTCGACAGCCTCCGCAAGGAGGTCCGCGAACTGCACAGCGTCATCGACGCTCTACGCGCCCGCTACCGGCTCGCCGTCGACTACATCCGCGAACTCCTCGCCTGGGCGCGCACCCAGCCCGGCAGCGAATCCGCGCCCCCGCCACCACAACTCATCGCCGACGAGGTGCCCCTGTGAAGCGTCTTATCCCGCCGCCCGAAGTCATGCCGATCTTCGGCGGCTTCGTCGACACGTTCCTCAAGAGCCTGTTCGGCATCACCTCCGCGCACGGTTCCGCCATCGCTCAGCTGGAATCTCGCCTCGCGACCGGCGCGTCCTACGTGGACAACTTCAACCGCAAAGAGTCGAACATGCTGGGCAACGGCTGGATTCAGGGCGGCACCGGCCAGGGGCTCGGCATCATCGACTTCGCCGCGCGCCTCGATAACCACGGCATCTCGGCCGGTATCCGCTACGCCATCTGTCCACAGCTGATGAGCGAGGACAACCACTCGGTTGCGGCGATCGTCAATCCGGCCGGAGTGATGGACGGCTGCCCGACAGCGCTTTTCGTGCGCGCCAACGCCGACCTCACCGAGTTCGTCTACGCCAACATCTGGAAGCGCTCGATCCAGCTTGGGCGCGGCACCCGCAGCGGCGACACCTGGAAGTTCACCAACTGGAAGACCTACGCCAAGGGCGTGCAGGAATCCGACACGGTCGAGCTGGTTGCCGAAGGCACCACATACCGGGTGATCGTCAACCGCACCAGCGTGATTGAGCACACCGACACCTCCGGCTACCCGGTCGACGCCACACATCGCACCGTCGGCTTCTCCTCGGAAACCCGCTTCCAGGGCATCATCCCCAACTACTCGTGGGGCCTGGCCAGCTTCGTAGCCCGCTCGGGCATGGGCAATCTCGCCACCACTCAGGCCGCCGCCAGCGCGGCGCGGGAGACCGCCCGCACCGCCCAGAGCGTCGCGACCTACGCACAGGCGACCGCGAGCGGCAAGCCGAACTTCAGCGACATCCCCACCAATATCCCGCTGTGGCAGAACATCAACGCGCTAGACGACCCGACGTTCCCGCTGTCGCAGCTGGTGAACTGGACGACGGTCTCCGGTGGCTCCAACGCGCCCGCTGTCGGTGAGGAGCGCAGGTCGCCGGACTACCTGCCCGCGACCCGTGTACTCGAACTCGGATTCATTCGCGCGACCCGAGACCGCACGTACGGCACAGTCGGCATGATCACGGGACGAGGCGGCTGGGGATTCGACCCGCAGTCGTTCACCGTCGCTATGCTCAAAATGGACCCCAGCAACGGCAACCTGTCGAAGATCTGGGACAGCGGCGACGTCAAGGCCCAAATCGCCTCTGCCGGTACCCAGTTCCGTATCGATCTGCCAACGATCACCGTCAAGCAGGGCGATGTCTTCGCCGTGGGCGTCCTTCAGATCAGCCCTTCGTTCGGCACCGCGAACCGTCCGCTTGCCTGCGTGCACCAAAGCATTCCGGCGCAACCGCCGGGCGTGTACCCGCGCAACATCTACGGCTACGTCAAGGACTGCGACACCATCCCTGACTTCATCACCGCGTCGAGCATCAAGACCGGTGACTGGATCCCCTGGTTCGTTCTCGGCTAGCCACACTCATGCTTCCGCGCTTCACCATTCAAGCAAAGAGGAGGTCCCGGTGACCGTCCTGTTCGACCATTTCAGTGACCTGGGAGACGGGCCTGTCGACGGCATCTGCGAAATCTGGCGGCCCGCCCTGAGTCAGGACGTAGACCGGGAAGGCGTGACGACGCCGAACCGAGTCAGCGTCGCCATCGTCGCTGGAAACCTCACCACCCCCGACCTCGACGCAGGCCCAGCAAAGGTGATGCTGCGGCTCGGTGGCTGGACTCGCCCGCAGGACATCACCATTCCGCAGTCCGCGACGCCGGTCCGCCTGTCGCCGCTATTCGGTCAATACGAGGAGCAGGCGCCCGCCGTCGTCTCCGAGGCATGGCAGGCCGCGAACGCTGCCCGCGTCGCCCGCGACGAGGCCGTACGTGCGGCCGACGGCGTACGCGACATCTCCAAGGACGCCGCTCAAGTCGCCGCCGACAAGGCAACCGCCGTCGCAGCGCGTGACGTGACCGTCGCGGCCCGCGATGACGCAGTTGCGGCACGCGACGCAACTGACGCGTCACGCGACACCGCGTCGCAGAAGGCGGGTGCTGCGGCGGCGAATGCCGCTGGCGCCGCTGCCGATCGGGCAGCCGCGGAAACCGCCAAGACCGATGCTGTGGCCGCGCGTGACGTAGCGGTCGGGGCGCGCGACGTCGCGTCGGGGAAGGCGACCGACGCGGCGAAGTCGGCAGGCGACGCAGCGAAGTCTGCGCAGGACGCGGCGAGTGCTGGCGGCGTGCCTTCCAGCCGCACCGTGACCGCAGCCGGCGGATTGACGGGCGGCGGCGACCTCAGCGTCGACCGCACCGTATCCATCGCAGCGAACGGCGTCACCAACTCCCACATCGCAGATGGCGCACTGTCGCAGGCCAAGCTTGCGTCATCGGGTGCGATCAGCGACGCGATCAATGCTCGCGAATTGGCCTCGATGAAGGGGGCCGCGAACGGGTACGCCGCGCTCGATGCATCCGGCAAGGTGCCCGCGACGCAGCTGCCGTCATACGTCGATGACGTACTCGAATTCGGCAGTACAGCTGCGTTCCCCGGCGCGGGCGAGCCCAGCAAGATCTATATCGCGATCGACTCGAACAAGGTCTATCGGTGGGGCGGCTCGTCCTACACCGAGATCTCGCCGTCTCCGGGATCCACTGACGCAGTGCCCGAGGGCTCGACGAACCGCTACTTGACTGACGCGCGTGTCGCATCGGCGGTCGCGTCGCTGTTCGGTTCGACGGCGGGAGCGGTGACGCAGGGCAACGATCCGCGCCTGTCGGACGCCCGCGCACCGAAGGCACACGTGCACACCATCTCCGACGTGACCGGTCTACAGGCGGCGCTGCTGACGATCGGCACGACGTCCACGACGGCGCTGCGCGGCGACGCCATCCAGGTTGTCGCATCACTTCCCAGCACACCGATTGCCGGTGTCCTGTACTGCATCCCGGAGTAGCCCATGCCCCTCTATGTCGGCTCGCAGAAGATCGAGACGCTGAGCGCTGGCGGGCGGAAGGTGAGGGAAGGGTGGGTGTGGAACGGCTCAGCCTGGAAGAAGGTCTTCAGCGCGGCGGTCCCGCCCTTCGGGTTCGTCTACGAGTTCAACACCGCCTATCCCGATTCGCTCGGCCCGGCCTGGGCGTACATCTCCGGCGTGAAGGGCCGTGTAGCCGACGGTCACATCGTGCTCGCTGCCATGGGAACGACGGGCAAGGTGGCGTTCTGGTACCGCCCTACCGACGTCGTCGCTCCGCAGGACGACGTGGTAGTCGGGTTCCGGCTGACTGCACCCACTCCATACGCCTTGGCCGACAACAACGAAACGATCGTTGCGTTGCGCTGCACCGATGATGCCTCGACCAACGATGGTGTCTGGGCGGTCTTCATGGGAGGCAAGGCCCGGATCATGACCATGATCGGCGGGACGCAGACCCCACGCGGCCTCGGGGGGACCTACCCGCTCGACGTCGACCTTGAGTTCCGGGCAGTGGGCCGCACATTCTCGGTGGTCCGCCTAGATACCCAGGCGGTCATCACCTCGTGGCCCGACTCGGCCAACGAATCCAAGATGGATGCCGCGCACCGCGCGTTCAAGATCGCGCTCACCGGCAACTACCCGTTGTTCCAGCAGCAGTACAACTCCCCGGCCATCGACCGATTCGAGGCCCGCACGCAGCGTATTACTCAGTTCGGCGACCTTGTTGCGCCAAGATAGTTCGCATAATACGCAATAAACCTGACATCGCCATGATCTAGTCTCCCAAACGATTTCGATTCGCCTGAGTGAGTAGTGACGACCATCTCCTTCATTCCGATTTTGGTATCACTAAAATCTATACGGCTAATGTCTTCTGCATATACAACTATTCTCGGACCTTCGACTGAAAGCCTATGAACTAAGAAGGCCAATATCCGATTATTCGTTACAGCCAAACCGTTCATAAGAGGATGCGTGCTATTCGGACTTGCGAATACCCAAAGCATCTCGCCGGGCTCAAGGACATTTCTTAGTCTGCGTAGCATACTTCTTGCTCGGCGATCTCCAAGCGTCGGGGCACACCGCGGAAAATATGAGGCATACCCCTGCGAGTTCGCAACTAGCAGTGAGGATTCGGAAGCGTGCCATCTTAGGACCCTAAGCCTCCGCATGCATCGACTAGCGATGAACGCAAGCAACCCAATAATTGCAAGACACATGACCAAAACAACGATGCTGGCCACACTGACTTCGTGGCTGGTGACGAATATCCCAGCAACAAAAAATAATGCCATAAACGCATCGCCAAGCACACATAGAATCACGACGACAAACAGGCTAGCGACAACAAATTTGCGTCCGGCGGTTTGAGGGCTATCTACCATCATTGATCGCCCTGAACTAGCAATCTGGAGCTTGGGGTCTGCGATCGGCGGCTGCACCGAATTCATGCCGACCACAGGAACGGGTAAGCTCAGGGGGGAAAAGTTGTCTACCTGTGCAGTCAATTCTCCGACAGTCACCGGCCACGGCTGTCTCTTAGCCTCGGCGCGTTCGTTTTCGATGCGTTCAGCCTCCGCACGTTCACTTGCCACGCGTTCGGCCTCGGCACGTTCACTTGCCACGCGTTCGGCCTCGGCACGTTCACTTGCCACACGTTCGGCCTCGGCACGTTCACTTGCCACACGTTCGGCTTCAGCGCGTTCACTTGCCACACGCTCAGCTTTTCTCTTCCGTTGGAGCTCCTTTACGAATAAACGCGCCACGGAATTCGCAGGTTCGATCTGCCCGATCGGATCGAATGCAAACAGACGGATCTCAACTTCGTCGGCATAGACAATGGCAGGTTGGCTATATCCAGATGCCGCAAAGAAGAACATCTGTAAATGATTTCGAATACCCCGCGCACCGAAGAGTTTCTGCATCTCGGGCCGCCCGGCGGCAGCTCCCGTCCATTTAACCTGGGCTACTGACTGCGACGATTCGATGTCGATACCACTGTCCGCCCCAGATACCGTCAGGTGCGCGTCGCTGAACCCCAACTCCTTCATGCGTACAACAGCATTCTGCTCAGCCTGCTGAAAAGTTCTGATGTAGCGCAAGATGTCGTCGCTCTCCGTCTCCATCTATATCGATCCGATCCGATGGTCGCCCCGTATCAGAATCTCTACACACTCCGGGTAACTCGCATCCTGCACTGATGTGTTCGATCTCGGGCGGGGACGCCAGACATCATCGACTGGTGTTGAGACCGAGTCTGGCATCTGATCCACTCCTCACCGAGCACACGTAAAGCGAAAGCTGCCGAGCCAGTACGGATCCCCGACTGACACGGGATGAGACGTAGGCATACTGCGTTGCTCCCAACGCTACCGGGAGCGGGCATCGAGTCGCACCGGAATGTAGATCACGCGTGTGTTGTTGCCGTACCGTCATACCGCCCCTATGGAGAAGGGACCGCACGTCGGCTCCGGACCGTATCCGCCCGGTCTGCCCCTCCATGCTCGTGTCAAAAGAGCCCGCGTACCGCGCTGATCGAACAGGCCAGCTGAGCGGCCGAGTTCGCGGACGAGGCCCGGCCGACTGCGCCAGCGACTTGCAAAGTGGATCAGGCCGTGCGCTGCTCAACCCGGTCGTCTTCAATGACCTTGCGCCACCGTCGAATAGTTGCCTCCGACTTGCCGACGCGCTCGGCGACAGCATAGTTGGACAGGTCGGTGTTGCATATCAATTCCTCCGCGACATCACGCGGTCCGCGTACTGGGTCGGCCAGGACGGGCAACTCGCCGGTGTCGGGGTCCTCGTAGCGTTCCTCGACGACCGGCGCGGGCGCAACAACTTCCACGTCATCGCGGCACGACCATGCATCGGCTATCGCGTCGTTCCGGTGCCAGGGTGTGACGCTCGGCGCGCTGGGGTATGCAGCCGGCCACTGCTCCGCGGGCTCATACGCCAGGGGCGCCAGCGGTTCGGCAGAATCCCATTGCGCGGCACTATCTGTCGGTGTCGTGGCATGACGCGTCACTGACGCATGACGCGCAAGGTGGACGGTCAGGTGCGTCACGGCGACCAGAGCGACGGGCGGGACCGCTGCGACGACGGCGGCGATCTGGCTGGGCATCGGCCCTTCAGGGGTGACCGCGTCGAGGATGTTGCCAGCGATCGAGACGGCTGCGCCGGACCCGAGCATCATCCATGCGTACGCGGAGCCTTGGACGGCGACGACGGCGAAGGTGGCGACGAGGATCAGGCCGTCGACAATCATCGGCCACAGGACTGGGATGCCGACTCCGGAGCGACGGGCTACGTCGCTGAGTGCGGCGAACGACAGCACCGACGACAGGGCTGCGATGAGGATGGTCCCTGCGGCGGCCGTGCGGGCAGCGGTGAGCATCGGGTGGTTCCTTTCGGGGGCGCTGGTGGCGGCCAGCTCTATGCGTTGATCGGGTCTCCGGGCCGCGACTCGTTCCAGGCGATGACCTCTTCGCTGTCCCAAACCGGAGTGCTACCGATCTTCTTGATCGGCTGGGGCGCTGGGTTGGTCTTGGTCGGCCGTTTGACATATCCGTGCCAGGTGCGCGGCTTGACGTCGATGTAGTCGGCGCACTGCTGCGCGGTCCACCAGGTGTCAGGGTCGGTCGCGCTCATCCATAGGGCCCTCTCGTCGGTGCATACCGCGACTGTACGCGGCCGACTGGGACTATAGGCCGTCACTCTGCTGCTCGGTCGTCGTGCTGGCGGCGATCAGGCCACCGGGGTTGAGGAGGCTCCGAGCTCGGGTCGCGGCGACGTACGCCAGCATCAGCTCGTCCTTGAGTCGTTTCTGGCTGCGGCGCAACGCTTCATCTGGAGTCTGGCCGTCGTTGGAGCGCCGTACCCGCCAGTCGTGCACGTGCTTCGGCACTTCCTCGCCCGCAGGGGTGAACCTCAACCGGCCTTCGTCACGGATCCACGCTTCGGACTGCTGAATGGCTTCGGCCGCGGATTCGACGGCGTCGGCCAGGTCCGATGCGAGGTGCACGCTGTCCCATTCGCGGCCCTTGGCCTTGTGGGCGGTTGCCACGATCACGTCGGCGTCGTGCTCGTTCACGACGCCGCCCAGTGCCGCGCGCACCTTCGCGGTGCCGTGCTTGACGATCAACGTCACGAGCACTTTCCAGTCGGCGGAGTCGGTCGAGTCGTTGGCGTGCTCGACAACTTGATCCCAGGTGCGAAACGCCGCGAGGTCGGCGAGGCGCGGTTTCTTCGACGCCGAGCGGTTCTCGTTCATCAGCAGGGCGGCGTCGAAGCAGAACTGGACGGCGTACCGGTTGTCGCCCATGAGGTGCACACGCCGTCCGGCCGTCTGGGCAGCCATCACGTGCTCGATCGCGGTGGCGTTCGTCCGGGCCAGGGTGACGCGTAGTCCACTCGCGGCGTGATCGACGACGCTGGCCCGGCCGGGGTTGCCGGTCAGACGCAGGTCGTCGCCGAGGCGGGTAAGCAACGTGTTCGCTGCGTCCGCGACCGGCTGGCCGAATCGCCACGACTGCGTCAAGCGCCCCTCGATAGCACTACTGGCCTGCGTCATGTAGTCGGTCGCGCCGGTGAATCCGTATATGGCCTGGGCCGGGTCGCCGACTGCGACCAACTGCAAATGCACTTGGTCGTCGATGATGCCCGCGAGGACGGGGCTCGTATCCTGTGCCTCGTCGAGAAACACGACACCGCCATCTGGGCCGACCTTCGGCCGTTCCAGCGCGAACAACTTCAGGTAGTGGGGATGCCCGAACGCCACTGCGCTGCCGTAGGGGTCTTGCAGATCGGCCCAAATAGCTTGTGCGACCGGGTAGACGAACTCGACCAGCTGGCCGTGCAGGTCCCGATCGTCCATGCCGGGAATCCGGGCGATGTGCCGTTTGGTCAGCTCCGGGTCCGCGCTCTTGCAGAACCGGTCGACAGCGGCGAGCGCGTGCCGGGTGACCTCGTACTCGGTGAGTGTGAAGGTCTCGCCACCCACGTACGCGACGAACCGATCGACGTTCAAGAGTCGGCCGGTCTCGCCGATCGGGATGCGCGCACCTCGGCGCATCCTGTTCAACAGGGGAGCGTGCCGGGTCTGGCCGATGTTCCGGTAGGCGAGAGCGTGCGCGGTCGACGCCGAGATGCACTCGGGGAACTTGGTTTCCGCCTCATTGGCGATGGACCGGTTGAAGGCGATGTACAGGCCGGCGCGCCCTTGGGACTGAACGATTTCTGCGAGCTGGGTGAGGGTGGTGGTCTTACCGGTGCCTGCTCCTGCGCGAATTCGGATGGGCTGTCCGGTCTTGAACAGGTGGTGGATGTGCAGCTGCTCGGCGGTGGGCGCGAACGCGCTCATGACGTGGTTCCTTTCGGTGCGGGGTGGCGGCCCCGTGATGGATGGCCGGGCCTGACGTGCAGGCCCGGCCTGGGTGGGTGCTGGAGGGGTTACCGGCCGAGGGTGCGTCGGCCGGTAACGCCGGTCTGCCCGAGGTTCACGCGCTGTCCGGCAGCGGCGCCAGCAGCGGCGGCGCTGCCGTCGTGGCGTGAGCGCGACGTGACGTCGCGCATCTGGCCGCCATGGTCGGCCTGCAGGGCGGCCTCAGCGCGCTTGGCGTCATCCATCAACACCAGCGCGGTGCCGGGCTCGGACTCCTTCGCCGCGGTCCCCTCGGCCTCCTCCAGGCGGGAACCGACTTCGAGGTAGAAGCCCCGCATCCACGACATGCGGTACGCCTTGACGCCGACCTGTGCCCCGTAATGGGGGCGGACACGGGAGGCTCCGGCAAGCATCTGCGGCATCAGAGTCGCGAACAGGACGCGCAGCCGCTCGATGTGCCCGGCCGTGCCGTATACGACGTGGCTCTCGTTACCGTCCAGCATCAACGGTTTGCAGTGCAATGCCCTGGACAGGATGTGAAGTAGGAACGACTGCTCACGTTGGTATTGACCGCTGATCGCGAACCGTGCGATCTCGATCGGGGCGGGGCCCTCGCCGTTGCGCTCGCGGGCTGCGGTCTCGTCGATGCCATACTTGGCGATCAGCTCGAATGCCTTGGCGTTGAGGACATCCGCCTCGGGTGTGCCTGCGACATTTTCGGCCTTTGCGAGAAGTTTGCGGACCTTGTCGAGCATGTCGTGCCGGGCGGTATGGGCCTGGGTCATGGTGGTTCCTTTCGCGGGGCGCGGCCGTGGCGGCGGTCGCGCTTGGGTGGGTGGTCGGTACTTGGCTGGGGTGGCGGCCCCGATGCGTCGTACATAATCAACATACATACGAGATATGTACGTAACAAGCAGGGATGATAGACCATTCACGTGTCAATCGTCACATAATGATGAGCTGAATTAGGTACCAAATTACGTACATCGCAGGGTACATTCAGCGATGCATAGATCGCCGGGGCCGCCACCCCGACAACGAGAGGAACCACCCATGACACAGCCGCAGCAGCCCGAATACGAGGTCACCATCGAGCGTCAGGCCCTCAAGGAATTGAGCGCCGTCGAGCCCCGCCGCCAGCGGGCCGCGATCACCGTTGCGATCACGGACCTCGGATTCGACCCCCGGCCGAGCGGTTGCACCAAGCTCAGCGGCGCACCCGGATACCGCATCCGAGTGGGCGGCTACCGAGTCGTGTACGTGGTCGACGACGGCGTGCGCATCGTCACCGTGACCAAGGTCGGCATCCGAGGCGGCGTCTACAAGTGACGGCCTCGGACGCCAGGACAGCCCCTGCCGCACAGGCCGGCGGGGGGAAGGGAAAGCAATGACCACCAAGAAGGACCAGGCCCTCACCGCGGCTGAGGCGGCGAAGCTCGTCGGAGCTGTCCGCCATCCCTTGCGCAGAGTGCGTGTCAAGCCGCACCTGGTCTCGGTCAGCGACGCACGACGGAAGCTGTCGACTCAGATCGAGCTCGCGCAGAGCGGCCAGGACGTCATCATCCTCACCAACTCGAAACCCGAAGGAGTACTCATGTCGTTCGAGCGCTACGAAGCCCTACTCGACCACATCGAGGATCTCGAGGACCGCCTCTCGATCGTCGACCGCGAGCACGACACCGTGCCGTTCTCGGAGGCGGTCGGGGATCTCGACATCGACCTCTGA